TTTTATCCTACCTTTGGTCATACCTCGTGGTCGTACCTTCGTGGTGGTGCGTCGTCGTCTGTGCGCCTTCGGCACGGTCGTAGGTCGTCTCAACCTGCAAACGATTGCAGGTAATCTTTCCGTAGTTTCTTGAAAATAAATTCCGTAAACCTATTGACATTCTCCGTCGCCTACCCTAGAATGCACTCACGCCAGAATACCACTGGCAAAGAAGAGGAGACAGTGATGCAGATGCGGAAGCAGTGGCGGAAGCGGAACCGGGATGAGTATCCCTGCCGCTGGTGCGGGAAAGATCACGAAACGAAGGAGTGCCCGAAGGTCAGCATGAAGGGCCGCCCCCGTCCGGGGCAGAAGGAGTTCTGGGAATGAAGACCGGAAAGCCGTACTACGGAAGCGGGAAAACCCTGTTCAACCGCTTGAAGAAGCGGGGAGTCCGCGACAACATCGTTCCGGGAAGCAAGCCTCCCCAGCGTGCGATGTACGGGGAAAGCTGGGTGCGACTCCGCGACATCGCGGTGGCCGACAAGCGGTTCACGATGGCGAAGCCCCCGTCCGAACAGCAGCAGTGATCCAATGAAGAAGGAGTACGCAGATTTCAGTAGGGCGGCGCAGGGGTCTTCCTCCTTCTTCCCCTCCCGCCCGTCTTTTGGGAGACGAGAATGAGCGTGGATGAAATCGTCCGCGAGAACAAGAAGGTGATGCGGGAAATCTTTGCGCGGGAAGTCCCCGATGCAGATGACCCGTCAGTTATCCTCGGAGGGTCGCTGAACCTTTCTGAGGAGTTGGATGAAGAAGGAGTCGAAGAATGAACCTGATGAAGACAGTCCTGAGCTTGGTGACCGATCTCTTCAACTTCATCGTGGAGATTCTCGCGAGTCTCCCGACGACGATGACAGAGCCGTTCCGCGAACGTCGCGATGACATCAAGGCGCGCGTGGACGATCTCCGCAGGATGTCCCGGATGGCCTCCGTTGGGCATCCCGCGCAGATTCTTCTCACGTCGATCCGGTTGGGAATCAACCACAAGATCGCCAAGGCGGGTAGGTCCATCGAAGGAGTTCCGGACTACAACTCCTTTGTGCGGCAGTTCAACGCGATGGACGAGAAGTTCCGAACGGTGATCTTCCACTCAATCGAGATGCAGGTTCTCCGGGAGTTCAACGAGAACGTTCCGACTCCGCTTCTCACGAAGTTGGCCGATCTCGGTGATTACGATCTGAAGTCGAACGCAATCGTGGACTTCGCGAGAGGAGTCCTGAAGGTCACGGAGAAGGTCGCGGGGAAAGCCGCCAGTCCTTTCGCGGGACTTTCCGGTGACGCGCTGATGACGCGTCTGGAGGAAATCCTCGGAGGTATCCGCATCGGGGAGCCCGGTGATCCCGATGGTGAAGATCCCGCCGACGGCCACAGGTGCGATGACTGTCCGGATCGGTTGAACTGTTCGCTTCCTCCCGCAATCGCGTGGCGGAAGGATCATGGAGCGTCACCGAGCTAACACGAGCGGTTCGGTGGAGCCGGGGGTGCCAGTGGCCCCCGGCTTTCTCTTGTCTCTCATGTGGCCGTCGTCGGTCGTGGCGCACTGGGCACGGTCGTTACCTGCAATCGATTGCAGGGAGTTTTTCTAGTATTTTCTTCTTGATCTTTCAGTGCATTCTGCTAGAATCCATACCAGCGGGAATCATACCGATCCCGCAAGAAGAAGGAGTCGGAGAATGCATAAGATGAGTGTGAACGGAGGGATTGTGGACGCTTCGGAAAGCGACGGCCTGAAAGTTGACCGGAAGCTGTGCCTGATCTCGCGGGACGGATTCGAGGTCGATCTCCAGTTGACGGCGGGGCAGACGTTCCACACGAACAAGATGCCGGATGGCCGTTACGAATTCCGGGAGAAGTTGACGACGAACTTCCTCCCGCGCATGTTCGCGGTGAAGAACGAGCATCTCGTCATCGCGATTCAACGCATGGCGCAGCGGGGAATGCCCATGGACGATCTGATGTTCTACGTCGCTCCCTTCGTGGGGGAGAGGCTGTCCACGACCGATCTCCACCGCATGATCGAGCAGATCGTCAACTACAAGCCGCAGTAGCCAAGTTTCCACCTAGGCCCGCTGGGGTTACGCCTTTCCCCCAGCGGGTCTTTTCATCGCGTGCCGCAGGAGCAGTTCCGGTCAGTATGCTGAAAATATCTTTCGTAAAAGCTTTGACACTCTCCGTTACTATGCTAGGATACAGGCACCGGAAGGATTCCGGAAGAAAGGCGAGGGAAGAGTGAACGGAGAAGAGATCAAGGGTATGAGGGCAACGAACGGATTGTTGCTCGCGAAAGAGCCGGAGCGGTCCCAGACGATTGTGGCCGCGATGGATGCCCTGATGGTGGAGATGGGATTCGGGATGGCACCCCGTATCCAACTGGCGAACAAGTGGCTGTCCGGCGAGAAATACGCCGCAGCCTACGAGTTTGTTCATGCCGCGATGGACAAGGAAGAAACCAAGAAAGTCAGTAAGGAGACTCTCGCACAGAAACGCCCGATGGCTGTGATCCTCTTCCGGATCATGGAAGAGTTCGCGGATCAGCAACAGGCGGAAGTCCGAGAAGCCCTGAACACCGTGGGCGGGATGAAGCAACTCGCTCGTATCCTGATGGATGCCGACGCGTGGGAGAGCAACAAGGCCGATCTCGTTGGGGAGCTTCTCAAGGCCGGTTGGGGATACGACAAGATCGCACGTCTCGCGGGGCAACTCAAAGTGAAGTTCACCCAGAAGCGGTTCCAGATGGAGAACGCTCGTAACTACAAGATGACCAAGGCATACCACGGGGCTCTGTAGCCCACAACGAGAAGCCCTCGTAACAGAGGGCTTCTTCGCGTACTTGTAAGCATCTGTAAGCTTCCTTTAAGTGGCGTTAAGTTTTCTGTCCTCTCTTTCAGACTTCAAGTGAAACCATGTCTAGTCGTCAGTCGTGCGTCGTGGCACAAATGTCGCCGTCGTCTGTTGCTCAAATAAGCATGTGGAGTTGCTAAAATAAATCGTAAAATCGGTTCTTTTTGCTTGCATCTCTTCGTTAAATCATGTAAACTCACACTTGTAACGATTGGGAAGGAACCCAATCAGAAGGAGTAGTATGAAGCAGAAGAAGTTGGACCCGCAGGTTCGCAAGGCCATGGCCGAAGTCGCCGCCAAGAAGTCCCCGGCGCACGAACGGGTGCAGGACATGGTGAAGCTCTACGCAACGTCGGGCGATTCCCTCAAGGAGTTCATCGGCGTTCTCGCGGAGATTACCGACGAGATGGGGGACTCCAAGTTGGGGTGCTACAAGCTCGCGCTGGCCGGTTCCCGCGAGGCCCAGTAGTCTAAACGGAGTACCCCGCAGCGATGCGGGGTATTTCCATGTGAAGTGATTGGGCGTTCGTCGTCGTCAGTCGCACCGGGCACGGTCGTCTTTGAAATATCTTGTCGAACCCTATTGACAAATTCTGTCTAAATTGCGATTATCTCTCCAGCCGCAAAAGGCTAGAAAGAAGGCAAGTATGACGATTGAGCAGTTCTTCAGAGAGATTCTGGCGGGAGTCGGCAAGCATCCGATCCCGATCACCGAAGTCATCGCGGAATACGGGATGGAGGATACCATCGCTACCACTGTGCGTATCTTCCGCGAAGACTTGAAGAAGCACCCGGAGTTTGTCCGCGAGATCACCGAAGCGGCGATGTAGTAGCTGAAAATACTTGCAGAAACTTCTTGCTCCGGAATAGTTCCCATGCGATACTTCCACCATCGAAAGAGCGGGCCACACCCCGCCGGAAAGGATCGGATGAGAGTGCTGGAAAACGGAAGGATCGGAGAGGGAGTGCTGATTACCGCAGTGCTGATCCTCTTGATCGGGAGTCTCGCAAGGGAGATTCGCAACCGTAACATCGAACGGGAGTCGCGGGACTTCCAGACATGGAGTGTCGAAGAATGAAAATCCGCCTCAAGAACGTGGGAGACATGCAGGCTTTCTGTCTCTTCGGAAACGGGAGCTTCTCGTTCCCCCTGATGCCCGCCGACCAGAATCACCCGGAAGTCCCGTACATGGATACTTCCATCGAGGAAGTCCTCGCCATGATCCTCCGGATGGGAGCGGAGTCGGTCACGAACCTCTTCACCTTCTGCACCGTTTTGGCAGAAAACTTCGGAGGAACCATCCGGGTTCTGTAACATCTTCCCCCTCCCGCGCCGGTGTCCCTTTCGCATCGGCGCGGGTTCTCTTTTAGGAGACCGAAATGAAAATGGTAAAAGTGCTAGGGCATCTGTTGGCAATGGAAGTCGCCGAGAAGGAAAATCTCCGGTTCATCTACGGGCCTCTCTGGCTGTTGATCTCCATGCAGGAATCCGCGTGGAACTACGAGCATCTCCGGTTTGTCTGGAACAGAATCCAGAATAGGTGGGGCCTGCTGTTGACAGACGCGGCCCGTGACAAGGCCGAAGACTACTTTGGGTTCTTGTTCACCATCCACGATGAGGCAGTCAAGGTTCGGCAGTTCTTCGAGTAAGACTTCAAGAAAAGAGGTTAAGTTTCCTGTCCCTACACTTGTAAGGATGGGAAACTTCCTGTTAAGTTTTGTAGTCTATTTCCTGTCACTAGGATATGAAGTGCAGTGGTGAATGGTCGTCGGTGGTCGGTAGTGCGCTGGCGGCACGGTGGTCGCGAAAATACCTGAAAAATTCATCGTTTTTCCTATTGACTTCTCATCGTCATTTTGGGATTATTCACTTGGCCGCACAAGGCCAGAAAGGCAGAGGGAGTCGTGGGAAAGAAAATCAGCCATAGTCGTGAGCCGGAGACGAAAACCGAATTCCTGATCCGACTGGAGGACATTCGGAGTCGTCTGGAGAAAATCTCCGGAGAACTGGACTCGGAGTTGTTGATGCTCCAGCCCGCCGCATTCGGAGCCTACTGGGAGTGGTCGAGGGAAGACCATGAACTCTGGGAGAAACTCCATGGAGTCGTATCGGAAGCCTATCTGAAGGCGACCGGGCAGCACTAGAGTGGTGGAGGCCCATGGGAAACCATGGGCTTCTCCGCGCCATGTTGTAGGGTCGTGACGCGCGAGGCACGGTGGTTGCTGAAAAATTCTTTCGTTTTTCTATAGACAACTTCCGTTGGATTTACTACTCTACATCTGCGGGCCGAAATCCGCAGAAAGAGGATGAGATGAGTAGTAAGATTGGACTGCTTCACTTCGACGGGATTTACGAAGACGGAAGCGATCACAGTTGTTGGATCGCATTCACCGAAACGAATGCAGCGAGGAATGAGTTGTTGGCGCATTTCGGAAGCGCAGAACATCCGGATGTTGTCCTCCTGAACCAAGAGGATGGAGTGGTCCTTCGGCACTCCGAATTCTGGGATACCACGATTGAAGTCGTGAAGATCACTTCCGATCTCACGATTGGGGAATGGCTTTCCTGCGAAGCGAAAAGCCTCCAGTTGTGGAAGGCTTTGCTTCTCTCCAGAATCTACTGAGTTGTGGCTGAAAATAATCGCACTTTCCGATGGACAACTTCCGTCGGATTTGCGATTATCTTTCAGGCCGCAAAAGGCCAGAAAGGGAAGGGCAAGATGAGTGGTGAACTGCATGAAGCGAGGACCGCGAAACTGGAATTGATGGATGGAGACTTCTGGCTTGTGGTGCCGATCTCCGATGAGGGAATCATCGAGGCGCGGAAGAGGGCTCCGGTGGTTTACGAAGGGGAAGAAGGACTGGCCGTGATCCTCCCCTACAAAAAGGGACCGATGAACGGGCTTGAGCCTTTCGATGACTGGCACTTGGGTCCGTCCTTCGATATCACGATCAAGGACCGCAACGAAGCCTCTGAGGAGTGGTTGGCCTGCTCGGGGATCGAGCATCTGATCTACTGGATGGGAAACCTCTAGAGTAGTGGAATCGCCCCGGCTAGGAACCGGGGCTTTCCCGTCTCTGCTCAATAAGGCGTCTGTACGATTCCCCCTGATAGGATTAAGTACTGTAGTCCTCCATGCGTTATGAAAAGATTATACCTAGTGGTCTCTAGCGTCGTGGGTCGTGCCCGACGCGCTCAACACGCCCTTGGTTCTGGTTAAAATGCGCGGCGGCGGCACGGTCGTTGTTAGTTGTATTGTTGTCTGTCAGGTCTCGAAAAATTCCGGTACTTTTCTGCTAGACACTCTGCCGTTCTCATGCGAAACTTCCACCCTAGACAAGCGGGCCACAACCCGCGGAAGGGACAGAATGACAACGATGAGAATTGGCGGATATAACCCGGCGAGGGAAACGGAAATCACCGTCGCCGATGCGATCATGAACTATAACAAGCCCGTCTACATCGAGGGAGACGGGGAGATCGTGGACATCAACACGCTGATCCTCCGCTTCTGGCGGTCCCGCATCCTCTTCTCTGAGATTTGCGGAAATGAACTGCTCGTGGAATTTCAGATCTTGAATGAGAGGGAAGGACAGATCATCGTGAAACCCTGCGATATGGATATGAGGCTGATCCGTGCGGCTCTGATCCAACATCTCATGGAACCGGAGGGAGACCCGTTGACCATCCTCGAAAAAATCCGCGAAAACTGGAACTGAGAAGACGGAACCTAGCGTAACAGCTAGGCTCTTTCGCGCACCCCATGTGGGGTCTGTAAGGAAATAAAGGTTTTGGTTAAGTTTGGTAGTGGCCTTTATGCAAACGCAGTGGGAGTCAGTTCTGTTGTCTGTAAACAATGGTGAGGATTGCCCCGTGGTGGTTTTCTAGTTCTGTAGGCTTGCCATGTCGTTTGTCGGAAGTCTTGAGGCTGTATAGTGGTCGTCGGTCGCAAGGGGCACGGTTGCGATACCTGTAAGAAAACCTGTTGTGGCATTAAGTTGGTGGTCACTTATGGGTTTCCCTCATTCGGGCAGTCTGTGGGAAAATTCCCAAATTGGCAAATCTGATAATATCACCTTTGACATTCTGCAAAATGACATTATCAATTCCCACAATGGCAAAGATGATTTATCAAATCTGATATGTCTGTTACCAGAATTGATAAGCATATTTGATAAGCAAATCTGATGTCCTGTTGCCAAATTTGATAGGTGAAATTGACAATGAGGCATTATCAAATCTGATAATCAAATATGATAATGGGAAATCACCTTTGAAAATGATAAGCATTTTCCCACATTATCAAAAACGGCGATGGCACGGAAATTGAACCGATAACACGAATTGACTTTTTCATCACATTTTTCCTAACCATTCCTTAACAGAATCCTAACACAAAAAACGATAGACAACGCCGGAAACTTTGCTAGAATTATCGCGAGCGGGAGACAACCCTCCCGCCGGAAAGGCCAGAATGAAGAAGACGACGACGACCGCGACGACCGCGACGACGACCGCCGCGCAAGGATACCGGGCCGATATGCTGACCGCACTGAACGCCAAAGGCCCCGCGCATGGCCGAATCTTTACCGCGGCGGAGCTTTTCCGCACGGCCAAGCGGGATTCCTTTTCGGAATTCTGCGGGATTCTCGCACAGGCAGCGGATACCGCACATGATTCCGGACTCGGATGCTACAAGCTTGCGATGCTAGGCAAGCGGGAGACTCCCAAACCCTAGCACGCGATAGGCAACGGCAAAGGCCGGAGGCGAAAGCTTCCGGCCTTTTTGCTTGCCCAGATTAGGATTGGCGTTTTCCTGTTCCCTAGTCACATGTATTTTTTATTTGCATTTTTCGGTATTTTTATCTGCATTTTTTCGTGCGTTTTTTATTTTTCAGCACCAGAACGTCCACGAAAGATAACAGCGTCCTTATTTTGTCTTTCGCCCCCAATAGTGCGTTTTTACGACCTCGTAGAGTTAAAGTACTACCCTTTTTAAGAAGTCATACCCTCTAAAAAGAAGTCATACCCTGCCTTTTAGCCTTGCAGAGCGAAGTCATACCGCCTATACTCGCCACAAGCCAAAATGGAGGACATTATGAGACTGCGCGAACTGCTAGACAGCCCCTTCGTGGCACCCCTTCCTGAGAGTACACCCCTAACCTTGCCTTTTAGTCCCGTGCCTATCCTCACACTGGGGCAGCTTCGTCGGATGCTCGCTTATCTTGAAGGCGTAGCGAGTTGCAAAAACTGTAACTACCCTGATGTGGAGAAGGCAATCACCCTGCAAAACCTCGCGAACAACACCACCGATCTGTTGAGGGACTTATGATTGCTGTTCTCGATAGCATCTTCGCATGTGCTTGCGGCATTTACGGGGGAGTGCTACTCTCGCAAAGGGACTACAAGCATGGTCTGGTACTTTTCACCTTGGGGATTATCCTGAGTAAATACATATGAACTGGCTTTCTAAATGGAGAGAAGAACGTAAAGCCGAAGAACGGCGCAAGGGTTTCGATTACGGGGCTGGTGAGTTGCTTCGTGGAGTGTCTACTGTAATCCTCGAAGATACAGTAGCGTTTTCAGATAAACCCTTCGATCACGGCGTCAACGCAGCTATCCAAGCATGGCGTGAGGCGAAGCTCGCGAGAATCACTCGCTTGAACTTCATAAAAGACCAGTTTGCCACGCTGGACCCCAACATCGCTCTAGTTAAGTGCATCGATGCCGCCATTTCCGAAGAGCAACCGGAGGAGTTGGGATGATTACCACACCGTTCAGTAACCCTGATGCCTTTACTCACGAAGAGCGAGAGTATATCCAGAAAACAAGGGATGACCTGAGCGCGGAGTTACAGAGATGTGGGATTGGTTGGCCTCTTCAGGATATTGAGAAGTTTCTCTGCAAGCACATGAAACTCAACAGAAAACATAGGGAGCAGTATGGCTAAAAGTCTCGAAGAAGCCATCGGTCATGCGATACTCTTTGCGGCAAAGGACAAACCGGGTTTCTCAGTTGTGATGCACGCGGTTGGTAAGATCGAAACGCAACAAAAGGAATAGTATGAACGAACCCAAATCCTGTAGCGGAGCTTACTACCGGGCTATACTCCTCAAAGTTAAGCCTGATTTTATCCCTACGAAAGTTAGGACTCTTAGGGATCTTCGGTTTGCGGGTGAACTCATCCCCGCCGGAGAGTACCATTGCCACTGCGATGAGAAGGGTACGGTTTTCCTCAAGACCAACAAAGGCGAGATATCTCTCGACCCTATTGTTTTCGAGCCGCTTGCTTGGAAGACTGTTAAGAGCATTACCATCGAGGACTTCAGGCCGGGGAAGTTGGCTATTGGCAAGAGTTCCGGACTCGCTTATCGGATTCTCTACAATGACGGCAAGACAGCGTTTGCAGTGAGGGAAGTAGTCATCACCAACCCAGATGAATGGGTAATCGCATAAGGAATAATATGGCTAAAAGTCTCGAAGAAGAACACGCAGAAATGGTTTGCGATCTCAAGAAGCCGGGGCACGAAATACTCGCGAGTATTACCCCTTCTGACTGCGATTTACTGCACATGGCCGTGGGGATTTCTGGTGAGGCCGGAGAACTCCTCGATGCAGTAAAGAAAGTGGCTATTTACCGAAAGCCTGTTGACTTGGCTAACATCATTGAGGAGTTGGGAGATTTGGAGTTCTACATGCAAGGACTCCGGAGCAACTTGGGTATTACTCGGAGTGAGACTCTCGAAGCTAATTTGAGAAAACTCCGAGTGAGATACGGAAAAAAGTACTCGGATAAATCCGCTCAGGCAAGGGTGGACAAACTCGCAGAGGAACTCAAGGTTGCTCACGAAAAGGCTGGTGTTACCCCCGTCGAAATAGCAACCGCAATCGCAGATGCTTTGAGGAAGAAACCTTCTGTTGTTAGAACCCTCATTGAGTGCGAACTATCTGGAAGCCATCTTACCTGTGTCGATGAGACTGGGTGTTGCGCCTTTTGCGGAAACAAATGAAACCACTCAATCTTGATGCGTTGCCCGAAGAGATAAGACGGGAACTCTGGGCTATGATTGTTCCCTATCTTACAAGGGAACTCAGCTATAAGAAACAGGAGTTTTCGAATCTCCGGCTAGTGGAGTTTGGCGATCCTCCGGCAGTGAGGCTACGGAAAGAGATCAAGAGTATCGAAAAAGCACTGGAAGGACTAAGAGAATGACACTGAAAGATCAGTTGAAGAAGGCAATCGAAACCGCTCAATGTGCAGTTGACCTCTGCCAAACTGAAGTCTCCAAAGCTCGGAGTATGGAGATTAAGTCTTGTGCCGATGCTCAAGCTGCCAGAGAAGTTTCTCAGGGCTTGGAGAAAGCTCTCCACGAAGCCCGCGCAAACGCTACGTTGATTGCTGGGGAGCGAGCGGCTGCTGAACAAGCTCTTGGCATCGTCTCCAAGAAGTACGCCGAACTTGAGAAAACTGTTGTTGATCTCCGGCGTCGAATCGACCTCGACAACAATAATATGGCCCAACTCTCCGAGGATTTGGTCCACGCCAGAGCAAAGGTTGCCGAGTTGGATGCTTCTATGCACGAAGCTCTTGCCGGTCGGGAGGCTCTTGCGGTAGACTGCTATGCACTGAAGGACGAACTGGCTACCCAACGGGCAAGGGAGTTGAAGCTTCTCGCGGCTGGTTCTTTGCTGGACGCGAAGTACGGAAAGCTCAAGGCTTTCTTGGCGAAGTTCAAGTGGATTCCTTTTATTCGGAAGCTTTTGGAGGAAGTAAAATGATCCTCAACATCGGATGCGGAGGAAACCCCTCCAAGTACGAAACCAACGTTGATATCCGTGAGATCCCCGGCACCATACGGTGGGATTTGAACATCACGCCTTGGCCTTTTCAAGACGGAATGTTCGAAGCCGTTAAGGCCCTTGATATCATCGAACATCTTCGGGACGTAATCCCGGCGATGGAAGAAATCCACCGAGTACTAAAGGTAGGGGGAACGGTTACTATACGGACGTGTTTGTGGGATACCCGAGTGGCCTTTACCGACCCTACGCACCTTCATTTCTTCAATGAGGAGTCTTTCGATTACTTCTGTCCGGAAACGTTCTGGGGGCAGAAGTATCCTTGGTACTCGAAGGGGAAGTTCAAGAAGATTTCCTGCCGGAGAGACGGCGAACAACTCCTTGTGGTTCTGGAGAAGATATGAGCCCGCAAGACAAGTCAGATTTCAAGATCGCCTTGTGGATCATTCTGGCTTGTGTTTTCTTCGCTTTGAGATAGGAAAAACTACCTGCACACGATTGCAGACGAAAAACCATGAGAACAGAACACGAAGTTAAGAAGAAGCTGAAAGTTGAGAAAGACCCTCAACGACGCGCTCTTTTACACTGGTTTCTCGGAGATTGCGAGACCTGCCACGGAGTAGGCGGGTGCGGAAGACTCTGCGAAGACTGTGGAGCGATTAAGATGTGTAACTGCAATGGGACTTGGCACAACGAAGGGATGGGCTGTTTATGAGCTTTACACGATCACTTGTAGTTATCCTCGCCGCTCAGGCGGTGTTGTTTCTTACGGGTTGTGCAGCCGTCAACGCGGTTCTCGATGCGCCCGTGCCTTGCGTAGCAAGTTCCTGCAATCCCTTCTGGGCGGGTACTTATAGGGAAGTGAAACCAGTAAACAACACGACGAACAAGTTTTATTAGGTGGCAGAGTAGGCGACAAAGGGAACCGGATTATTCCGGCGCGATGAAATCCGGCGGCAGATCGTATGCTGCGTGAGTCAACGCGCCTTGGCCTACAAGGAGAAGTATGAGTGACGAACTCAAAGCAGCAATGATTAACGCCCGTTGCACCACGGCTATGATCCGAGCAATGGGTATGCAAGCGGAGAATCAACGTTGCGCTTTGCGGGGAGTGGCTCCGCAATTCTTGATCGAAGACTTCACCAAAGTAATCGAGGAAGAAGGAACGCACTGGAACTCCATTGTGAATGTGATTCAACAATGAGAAACTGCGAGACGTGTTTCTTCTTCGATACTGAAACAGAGACGTGTCGAAGATATCCTCCGAAAGTCACCAGCGGCTCTTGGGGGCTCTGGACTACGTTTATCGGATTTCTCAACCGAGCAACTGTAACAGCTTGGCCGGATGTCCTACCAGAGCAATGGTGTGGAGAATACAAGGAGAAAGTATGAGCGAATGGTTCGAAATAAGAGCGTACCGAATAAGCTCTCAGCCCGAGGAAAAACTGAGCATTAGAATCTTTCCTCAGTGGGTGCAGGATGCTATCCGTTCCGGAGATATCAAACTAGCAGTCAGAGCCTATCTGGCCGGAGGGGTCTATGTTTATACTCGGAGAGATAAGGCTAGGGCCTTCAGTATTGCTGCGGATCGGCAGTTCGCAGTCGCCCACAGCCCCGAAGCGGAAGAACACGAAAGGCAAACCACCTTGTTGTGCGAGAAGTATAACAAGAAACCTGACCTCAAAACTCTCAATGAGATTGGAAAGCGTCGAGAGGAATGGGGAAAGAAGTTTGGAGTGTTCTACAAAGAAAAAGAACGCGCAACGTTGAGCTACGCCGCGAAGGCTTTCATTCAGGCTTTCCGGCATTGGTTTAGGTGAAATATGATCTGCAACAAAGCAATCGAAGAGTGTAAGAAGTACGGTTGTCCTCACGCTAGATCGCATGTAGGAATGCACGGCTGTAACCAACCATATTGCGGCCACCGAAGGATGCCTGTAGAGTGTGTGGAGGAACCCACCCAGAAGCTTGATCTCCGGAAGCTTCCCGTTTTGAGGGCGCATATCAACCACCCAAACATTTACTGTGGAGAGAAATCTGGCGTCTCACCGAGAACCCTGCTCAAGAGGGTGAACCAGAATGAGGCCCTCGCCTTGGCTGCCTCAGTTCGTGCTTCCCTCCGTGCCTCGGCACCCTCCTGTGCTGTCAAACCTCTCCGTGCCTCCCGCGAACCTGTCCGCGCTCAACGAGTTCGGACGGAAAGAATCCTTCGGAATGGAGAAATCATTCAGATCAAACAGATTGATTCTAAAGTTTACATCGCAACTGTCGGATTGGAAGGAAGATTAGGTCCGACAGAATGGGCTTTTTCTTTCCGCTGTAATGGAGACGGACGCGCTTTGGTTGGAAGGAAAGTTAAAATCGTACTGAAAGGATAATCATGAGTACCGGAAAAGATTATGGCCGCATCACTGAAGACCGTTTTATGTTCCAAGTACCAGAAGAGTTTGCCTCTCCATTTAACGGGCAACAGTTCACAATCACCTTTGTGAATGGAATCTTTCATCGCTGCGAGTTCCCTATCCATGGGCATTACGACAGGGGCCACTGGAAGTTTCTGGTGTACGTTGAGCAGAAGATCACGGAGATGGAGAACCTCTTGCGTAAGGAGGGCCGATGACCCACCTTTGGATTTCATTTGGAGTGTCTTTGGGGGTTCTGATTGCTTCTGCTGTCTACCTTCCTTTCTGTATTTCCGACCGCATTCGGTGGAAGAAGAAGGTAGAGGAACTCAAGCGACAGTTGAAAATTGTTGGGAGGGACAGAGATTGAGCTTTCGAGACACGTTCTTTGTCTACGGATATAAGTTCTTCCTCTGGCTCTGGAGAACCAACTACCGTAAGGAAATCGCAGCCACAAAGGAGATGGGAAAGACATACCCGCAGTTACGGGTGTTCATGCTCCATCTGCTAACCAACACAGAGACAAGTATCATCCACGACGCACTATACAATGAAAACTTCCATCCCAGAAGGTTCCGCTCATAAGTTCTCTGTCTTCTTGAAGCTGGTTTGCTTCGGAGCAGTAAACGATGAAGACGGAACTGCTTACTTCTCCGACGGGACTTGTCTTGATGATGAGTTCCCCGTGAAGATTTCTGAGTTTGTTGAGACTGAACGCCCCGCATGGGCAACGCATATTGTGTGGATCGAGAAGTGAATACGGTGTTGACAGCAACCTCTCAATACGATAAGGTAAGGGAAATGAAAGGTTGTTGCGATGCACTTCATCCTCTGGTATCTCCTTCTCAACGCACTGATGATCTCCCTCAAGTTATGGGGAATCATCGCAAGCTGGGTTGTAGCTCTGTTATTCGTCTGGGCTCCCGTCGCGATTTTCGGAGGAATTGTGTCCTTAGCTTTTCTGATCTATCTGATGCTGGATCGCCCCGAAAAAGTCGGTGTATCTCAGTTGCCTCCGGATGGGAAAGGTGCCCCGGAAGCCTTTTAGCTTGCATCGCATAGTTTCCTGCCCTACACTACGCACGCAACCCTTGGAGATTTTGCTGCATGCCCTCAGTTCTTTCTCTTCTCTGGAAGAGTCTTTATCGGAATGTTTCCGGAGGACGATTCGATATGGTTCCTGAGATTCTCCCTGACACGAAAGAACTCCGAAGGACGGAACGTAGCCACGCCTTTGAAGAAGGGCGTATTCTCAGGAAGATGATGGGAGCTTTCAGGTATGGTCAACTTGGTGTAAAGGGGAAACCTAAATTCGACAGAGTTTCCGACATGATCCGACGCCTGCAAGAGTACCAATCTGATAGGAACAAGGAACACCTTTTCGATGTAGCTAATCTCTCCGAGCTTGAGTTTGTGGAAGGTGATGGAGTGTTAGTATCAAAAGCAGATGGGGAACATACCCCGGAAAGGTAGCGCATGAAAGTACTCGTTGACACCAATGACCTCATTACGATGTTGAACCACATTGTTTTGAGCAACCCCGACCAAGAAACTGTCTTCGCTTTTGCCCGTATCGGGATGGCCGCGCAGAGGACTCCGCGCCCTTGCACGAAGAAGGTTGCTGACCCCAACGCCAAGATTAAGGCCCGTGTTCGCGAAGTGGGACAAATGGCTGGGGTTTTTGTGAACAAGATCGCAGCGATCAAAGAGCTTCGCGCTATGTTCTTCTATGGCCTGAAGGAATCCAAGGATATCATTGACGCTGGTGGCGTATTCACCACCACGAACGCGGCTTTTGAGGCTGCGAAGGCGCGTCAGGTTGGCTCTCCGGCCCTGATCCTTGAGCTGGCCTAATGTTCTGGGATAAAATCAAACTAGCTATCGCAGTAGGTATCTCCTTGTACCTAATGTGGTGGCTTATGACGCAAAGGTATACCCTTTTATGGCCGTAACATTCATCCCACAAAGTGCCGAAATCCTTCATATCACTCCGAATGCCCTGAAGTTGATCGAGATCGCAGGAAGGACTTGCTGGAAGAGTGAAGGGGCTATTGGTCCCGGCACCGCCACTGAGTTCTTCAAGCGACTCGTTAAAAGAGGACATAACTCAGTGATTGAACACGCACACATCACTGTGCGATTCATTACCGACCGGGGCATTACTCACGAGTTGGTGAGGCACCGCCTTGCTTCATTCTCCCAAGAGTCTACAAGATACGTGAACTACGATAAGAGGGGGACGGTGTTTATCGACGCTGGTTTCCTCCTTGATAACCCTCACGCTAGGATTGTTTGGAAGCACATTTGCACCGAGACTGCAAAGGCGTATTCCAAGATGCTTGAGAAGGGCGTCTCCCCTCAGTTTGCGAGAAACGTTCTTCCCAACTCCCTGAAGACAGAGATCGTGATGACAGCCAATCTCAGGGAATGGGTTACGATTCTCAAGCAGAGGACCAGCCCCGCAGCGCACCCGCAGATGCGTCAACTTATGGAGATGTTTCTCAGTGAGCTTCGCAAGAAGAACCCTGCGCTGTTCAAGTGTTTGGTTTCGGCCCTTAACTAAGAGGTAAACATGAAATACGGAATCGTTAAGAAGATGCTCGAAGACCTTGGTTGCACGGACGACTCGGATGTCACCATCGATGTTCTCGCTGAAGAAGACCCTTCGGTTTTCGAAGCCAACAAGCGGACAGATGGTTCTTTCGAGCTTATTCCGAAAGACGATGAATGAACACTTCTGATCTTGTTATCTCCAACCACGCTGTTCGGCGTTGGCGGGAGAGGACAGGGGCGAAGTATTCAGATGATCGCGTCAAATCGAAGATGCTCGCGCTTCTGGCTGTAGCCCAGAGAGCGGAACTGAACCCTGTCAATAGCGTTAAGGCTCTACTCAATCACGATCTTGAGGAAGCCGATTACTACATGGCAAGCAACTTCGTGTTTGTCATTGTAGGCAATACCATAAAGACTGTTCATGGGAATGAATCAGGGAGATGGAGTCCTGCTAAGATCCTATCGGATGCTGAAATCTGCGTGTGCCCTGCTGATTCTCTTGAGGTCTTGAACATCACGACAAAAGTGCAGGTACGCTGCAAGCTCTGCAAACGAATAAGGAACCTATGAACAAGTGGATCAAGATTGTTAATGACATCACATGGTCTAAAGGCGGAAGGGTAGCAGCGGCCATCTGGCACAAACTGGCCCCTCCTTTGGTTATCTCAAGGAAGATTTTCGGATGCCGTGTTTGCATGAATATCCGAGATCAGCCGTTTGCCCTCTTTATGAGAGGGAAGGACTTCGAAGAGGCCGAGGGTATTGCTGATGAGCTTTTCAATGCCAGAGGCTCTGTGTGGGATGTCGGATGCAACTCCGGAGTCTATACTCTTGGGATGGCAAAGAAGGGAATCTCTGTTGTTGCTTTCGATATCTCCCCAGCAGCCATGAGCCTTCTTTGGAAGGGTGTTGCTAAGAACAATTTCGTTCGCAATGTTCGATGCGTAACCCTTCCGTTGACTGTGGAACCTGTTCTTTTCACCCCTCCAACAACGGCCAGAGCGAATAACCGCATGGAACCCGGCCATCTTCGGTCTATGTGTTTTGATGAGGCGGCGATGCTCTTTGGCATTCCTGCTGTTATCAAGATGGACATCGAAGGCTCTGAGTATGCCTTCTTCCGGTCCAAGAGGTTTCGCGATTTCATCGTTTCAAACAACATCAAATGGGTTGTTGAACTTCACCACGGGATTACGCGAGATGTCGTCAACTTCTGCAACGGACTTTCATGGAAGTACATCAGCCGTGAGCATTTGGTAATCAACCCATGACAAACGTAATCCGAACAGCGGAGTCACTTTCTCCTTATTCGTCTTTGGAGAAAAGTGGGAACTCGATTATCGAGATGATACTCTCTCCAATTGGAGCGTATTTGTATCTCGCTTTTGTAGTGGTTCTTTGCGTTATAGCTTTCATCCTCGACCGGAAAGCAGGTAAGATATGATACCTTTTCTTCGAAGACTGTACCTTTCGATCACGATGCTTTTTGAGAAGAATGGTCACCACTGGAAATAAGGGAAACATGAACTTTATCGTAGATGGTCCAGAGAGAAACATGCAGCGAGGGGGTTTTGTCAACCTTCTTGCCTACTACTTCAGGAAGATGTCTTCCGGAGGTTGCGAAGCTAGGGCCGAAGAACTTGGTAAGAGACTCATCAAGCCAGATGCTTTGGCTGTCAACATAGGCGGAAACGATGGAAGGCGATGGCCCAATATCGTAGTTGCCGACGCAATCTACGCCAGAAACATGGACTTCAACACTGTAAGGCTACCTTGGGACAACAACAGTGTTGATTTCATTATTTGTGAGCAAGTAATCGAGCATCTGCACAATACCACTTGGTTTTTGTCCGAGCTTCATCGAATTCTGAAGCCGGGAGGTAGGCTGTTGCTGGCTACTGAAGGGCTCAGTTCTCTTCCGAATATCTTCGCCCTTCTTTGCGGGAAGGTGCCCTTTTCTCTTCAACCATGCTGCGGGGAGTATATTGGAGGATGGTGTTCCGGATCGAGCATGATGCGAGGGGATAACAGACCCCACAATCATCCCACTTTCAGCGGAGTTAATGGGCATGTTCGAGTTCTTACAAGGAAGCAATGCCGGTATCTTCTGAAGAAGGCAGGGTTTGAGATTGAAATTGACGAGTCCTTCGGACTGGGGCACTACATCTTGTTTCTTGCGAGGAAGGTATGAGCTTAACGCAAACTATTCTCAAGACCGGCTTTCATGTCGCCAAGCGAGTTCTTGGAAGGCAATCCTACCGCATTGGCGTTCCTGTCCTGAACCTCATACAGAAGTTGCAAGGGAATCGCGATGTTTTCCGTAGCGTCAACTTGGAGATTAACACGGCTTGTAATCGAAGGTGTGGGCATTGCCCAAACTCTAAGTACACCCCTGTCTCTCGAAGGATCACGCCGGAAATGCTGGACTTGGTATGCTCGCGATTGCGGGAATACGGCTTTATCGGACCTCTTGTATACAACCGATTTGGTGAGCCTCTTCTGAATCCTGACTTCCTCGATATCGTAAAGAAGACGAAGGAATCGGTTCCGGGAGCGATGCCGAAGCTTCATACGAATGGTGATTACCTTACCATGGATTTGGCGAAGAAGTTGATCGACATAGGTATGTATCACATTGTCGTTACGCAACACGACAAAGAGCCCTCTTTCGACTGGCGAGAGCGTATCGAGCAGATTCGCGCAGCTTTTCCCGATACAGTGGAAGTGTTCAAGATTCACGGGACTCCATTCGGAAACTTCGGAGGTCTTGTTCCTATCCCCGAAGGAGAAAAGTCTGAGACTATCAAGACAGGTAGCTGCCGGATTCCTGAAGCGTCTTTGACAATCTCTTTGGATGGAGAAGTAGTGCTATGCTGTGTGGACTACTTCAAAACCCATGTGTTTGGGAACATCAAGGATAAGAGTCTGAGAGAAATCTGGGAAGGGGAGCCTTTCAGGAAAGTGCGAAAGGACTTGGCAGAGGGCGTATTCAAATACGCTATTTGCCGAAGGTGTTCTGATTTCACCCGGCACTACACCCCCACCCCTCCGTCATCTCAGTGGAGCCTCAAATGAAACCTGAGTTTCTTCGCTACCATATAAAGAAGTCTCTGCGCGGGATTAGCAGAGAGTTTCTCCATAGGCCAATCTGGACTAGCCGCCTTCTCGCGTTGCGGTTGGCGTACCTCAAGACCCGGAGAATCTGTTGGCGTATGCGTGATGGATTCTACGAGTTAGACACTCCGGGGGCTCTGATTACTCACTGGGGCCTGATGGTTGAGCGAGAGCTTGATTCTCCGATTTGGATCAAACAAGTGCGGGGAGCGAGCGAGCCCTTTATAGTAGACGTTGGAGCCAACCATGGGGCTTTTGTTCTTCGGTGTCTTCGCATCAACCCTAACGCGTTTGTTCAGGCCATCGAACCTCAAGCGGGATTGACTGATCGATTGTACTGCGTAGGGGCTCGCGAAGTTTTCTGCGCTGCGGCGGGGGCCGCTCATCGATATGCTTATCTGTACTCTCAAGGGACAGGAGATGTCTGTGCCTCTCTTTATCCTACAAAGGGCGAAGACACCCAACAAGATGGTGTCTGTATCAATCCTTTAGATGCCATGGTGGAAGATCGAGTGGTCGATGTTCTGAAAATCGATGCAGAAGGGCATGGCATTCAGGTTTTGGAAGGGGCCTCTAATACCCTTGAGAACACGCAAGTAGTTCTGATCGAGCTTACCACTAGGAAAGAAGTTCTTCGTGCTGACAAACTTCTCAAGGCGTTTCCTTATCATGTCCAGTTGAGCCCAATCGATTACCTCTGGGCAAAAGCTATCTGAGGAAGTATGGACTTCTGGCAAGAAAAGTACGGAGAGCTTTCGGGAGATGTCCGGAACCTTCTCTCCGTCTGTGCTACGGTTGTTGCAGGCTTGCAGAGGGAGCCAATGTCTGCGAGAGTAAAGCAGGCTTTTTCCGAGATTGAACGTGCGCTTGCGCGCGAAAGCATCGGAACAGTTGGGAATCTTCTTCTGGAACTTGCGGACACGGAAGCAAAGAACAAAATACTTCAAACAAAAGTTTGGGAACTAAAATCAGCAGGAAGGATCAACCCAATGAAAGTGATTATTGCCCGCTCGAAGACTGGAACTGTTCTGAAGGTCCAAGTCGAGGATATTGTCTTCGACGCCATGGCAAGGGACATCGAAGAGGGGAAGAGGGTCCGCTACTCCCTTACACGGACTTTCGATGACGTTAAGCGAGATTACGGGCTGCTCACTATTGAGCAAGTCAGCCCTGAGCGCGAAGACATTACCCTCACTCTCGTCCCGAATGCCGTGCCGCAGATTCCTGTATGATCTCTCACGAGTTACAAGCCCTTCTACGGGCAAAGAAACTTCCGACTCCGATCAGGAAGCGCATCACGGAACTTCGTGATGAAGCCGCTAACTTGGAGTCGGAAGTTTTCGGGGCATTCAAAGCCCTCGCCAAACTGGCGGGGCGTCCGGATGAGCAACCTTCTGGAATTGGTGCCCTTGGGATGGTAGGGGAGTTGCGGAAGAGGCTGGAAAATCTACCTGCAATCGATTGCACCCAAGAGGCATTGTCTATCCTCGCAGAAATGGATGAGGCTTATGCCTGTTACCCGTTTAACGCCTCGGTTTCCAAAGAGGCTCTGGCGAAGTGGGGAGCCTTCATAAGGCGTCTCACTGGCGTATCCTTCTCAGCTTCGAGTAGCGATGGCACGGAACCTGCTATTATAGACCCTGCAAGGCCACAATCAACAGCATGTGACGCGAGTTTTTAAGTGCTAAGGAGAAAGTTTGCGATAGGGCTTGACAATGAACGTTTTTTTGCCCTACCCTGATTTCCAGAAATCGGCGCAGTGTCTCGATCCGCAACGCTTAGGAAATCAGTTGAATGAATGCCGGGTCATTATCTCAAGCCTCGAAAAGAGGCATGTCGGGTGGACGCACCATCCGGCAGTGGTCATGTTCGACGGATTCACCGACGCGCTGAAGGCATTTTCCAATGAAGTCGTGGACGAAATCAACAGAAGGACGGGGCGGAGATTCTTTCCAAAGTTTTCTCTCCCAGAATCCTTCCGGCTTCCCCCTTGGGTTGGTCACCCAGACTTTCACTCAGTCATGCGCGGGAATCTTCTGCGAAAGAACTTCCCTTGGTACAGCCGTTACCAGTGGACAGACCCGACTGCTCTTGGCTATCTATGGCCCGTCAACAACGAAGACGGAACCTTCTTTTTTCGCGATCTTCGCCGAGTAATGGATGTGGAAACCTATTTGAAAAACATGGGGTTGAAGTGAAGCTCACCGGGGCCAGCGTGTACGGGCTGGTTGCTCTAACTACTTGGAGCGTCCGGAGGTAAGGGCGGTAGGGGAGTCTTGGTGTACTCCTTCATCAAGATATCTGTTATACATGCCGAACCTGCTTCAACCCCATTCCTCTTTACGAATATGAACTTTCTAGTCAAAGGTGTAGCTGTTCAGATAGACGACGATGATTTCAAGATCATCTCGCAACATAACTGGACAGTTTGCAGAAGCCACGGGCAAATCTACATACGGCAATCATCGGGTAAACATACGATGATGCACCGCTTTCTTATGGGGTTGGACGAGACTTCAAGAATGGTTTGCGACCATGTAAATGGTGACACCCTAGATAATAGAAGGAGTAATCTACGCGTATGCACCCAATCTGAGAATGCCAAGAACATCCATACTGTTTACGGAATGATCGACTACAAAGGAGTTTACAAGGATGGGAGAACGTATCGGGCGATGATACGAGTTAATGGGAAGCGCATTTCCCTTGGTAACTTCCAATCGCCTGAACTCGCAGCAACCGCATACAATCTAGCCGCTGTAAAGCATTTTGGAAGGTTTGCTCAATTGAACAGAATCAGGAGTGGCAATGAGTCGGTTACTGGACCTATACACGTTGATGAAACCCCCACAGGAACCCCCACCGGGTTTGTCGAAAGATGAGCTTATTCCGGAAATACGAAGAAGGCAGGCATCCGTATCAGACGAAGCAGTAGCAGAGAGATTTGATTTTGAATGCGAGAAGTTTGGCATCAACCCTCGCGATTTTGATCTAACCAAAGTGCGGCAGTTTCATGCTGCCGCAGAACAACGGAGAATCAAGGAGGTACTAGATGAGCCTGACGACGAGAACTCCGATTAACCTTCGTACAAGAACAGCCCCATCTATCTTTTGTAGTGGCACTGAGATTGATCTACTTTATGCGATGATGGTCCATCGAGGCCATGCTATTTTCGCAGTGAAGTGTCATCCTCGCGACCCGAAAAGGAGTTTTCGTACCGACATTGACTCTCGTGACATCATCCGTCCGGAGGCTCCGACTCAGGAACTGTACGACTTCTTCGATGAGATCACATGGTTTAGGATCAAGCCAACTACACCAAATGTCCTCAGAGAAGAGGCCCCTGTAGTTGCTCGGACTTCCCTTCTATCGGCTTTTGGTAAGGCTCCGGAGCCGCCAAAGGTCACTGTAGTTGTTCCAAAAATAACGGTTCCGAAAGTTACGGTTCCTTCTTCAACAGGTCTGAAACTCCAAGCATTGTTCGCGTCTCTTAACAAGTGAGGATTATATGGGCGACGAAGAAAAAGAAGTTGCGGAAGTTACGGAAGAGTCTACTGCCATTGAAAGTCCGAGTGTGGTGAAGGACGCAATGGATAGCAGTAGGGATCACATTGTAAGACTTCCCGGAGAAGGTGGACGAAAGCAAGCCATGATGCTTTTTGAAAACCTCTTCGGAAACGTTGAGGATTTGCGGGTTGGGGGAGATTAGATAAGTTCTTGCTTTCTTTTGAACGTTTCTCCTGCTATACTAGCAGGATCGAGAGGGCTTATCTATGAACGAGTTAGATGCAATCCTAAACCCGGAAAAGGCAGTTGCTTTTTACCCAAAACTAGCAAGGCTAACAGGCAGTATAAAAGCTGCTATTTTCCTATCTCAGCTTTGTTCTTGGGGAAAGGAAAACGCCGAAGGTTGGGTAAGAAAGACGGCTGATGAGATTGAAAAAGCTACTTTCTTAACGCGAAGAGAGCAAGAGTTAGTGCGAAAGACTTTGAAGGAGAAGGGATTTATTACTGAAGGTTTAACAGGTCTTCCAGCCTGTTTAACCTTCCGAGCGAATCTAAGCACTATTTCCAAGGAGACGGTACGATGAGACTCACCGAATGCCTATCTGACTTAGGAAGACCCGTTGTTGTTTACCCCAAAATGGGGAGGCTTACTGGTGGGTTGAAAGAGTCTGTGTTTCTTAGTCAGCTAATCTATTGGTCTGGTAAACAATCCAACAAAGAAGGTTGGATCTACAAGACAGCAGATGAGTTGGAAGAAGAAACCGGGCTGACTCGCAGGGAGCAAGAGCGTTGCCGCAGGGAGCTAAAACGCAAGAACTTCATCCTAGAGTCTGTTAAAGGGATGCCAGCGAGGCTCTTTTTCAAAGTCAACTTCGAGGCAGTAAACACTGCATGGGAAGCCTTGCTAAAGAGCGATAGTACGACTCGCACTGATAGCGACGACGAAACCGAAGAGATAAGCGAAGTCATACCCTCCGAAAAAATTTCTGTAAACCATGGCTCACCCATCGGGGAAAACAGGGGCACCCGCCGAGTGACCCCTGACTCACCCATCGGGGGAACCATTGAATCAGAGAGTACTACAGAGAAGACGCCAGAGAAACCGAAGGGCGAAAATTTTTCTGCGAAAAATTTCGCAGAGGCTACGCCTCCAAGACCAAGACACCCCGGCTATGTGAGCAAGTTGCTTACGCTGTACTTGGAGCTTTACAAGCCGAAGGTGCTTATACGGGCTTACGATTGGGGGTACGCCCTCAAGCAGTTGCGGAAACTGAGATTTAACGGGAACTTCTTGGAAACTGAGTCTTTCCTGAGAAAACTCCATGAGGTCTCGCCAGATATCTTGCCACCGGAAATCTTCGAGCGTTCTGGGGAACTAATCAAACAAGTAAATTGCCCGTCGAAACATCGCTTCGCTGGCGGGCCGGATAAAGGATGGGGGTAAGTATGGACGATGTTTTATTTGCTGGAACGCATCCGGTTGATGGTCCTGCCGAGGTTCGAACTCTTCTTGACGATATAAAGAGAGAAATCGCAAAGAAGAAGTTGGAGAAATCTGCGGAAGAGTTACCTGCAACGATTGCAGATGGCTTTACCCGCACAGTGCATAAGGGAGAGGTTGGGGAGAATGCCCATATCATCCTACTGTCTCCAGAGCTACGCTACTACTATGCCCGTAATGTTAGGCTAACGCATTCTGTTAGCTCTTATCCTAGTGTTGATATCGAAGGAGTATCCACTGGATCACTGCCAAAAGTATCTCATGTAGACTTGGAGTTTAAGCGCGAGGGGTCTGGTGACGTTACCTTCAAATCCAAATTCTTTCTTCTTGGAAGTACTGGTACGAGCGTACCGAAAGACGTAATAGATGAACTCATTGGTGATGGGGTCTTCGATACGAAGTCGATGCTCGCTAAACATCTTGCTCAAGAGATTTCGGGGATGGTTTATACAGAAGTCTTGGAGGCCATTAAGAGGCTAGGAAAGAGTGAGAAATAACACTTTGCTCTTTACTTCACGGAGTAGAAAACCTATACTGCACACGGAGAATGAATTATGGAACTGATTTTGAAAGATCCGACCCCTAGTGCGCTAGCTGAGTTTCACCCGCCCAAATACAAGAATAGACGCACTTCTTCGATGCGTTCTTTCTTGAGTTACACCCAACTTCCCGATGACGGTTCTTGGTATCTCGTCTGTAGTCACTGCAACAGGAGGATGTCTCAAAATGATCTAAAAGACTACTTTTCCGATTGGTCCGCAGTCGAAATCTTCATCGAGGGAAAAACAAACAAAGCAAATGTAGTTTGTCCGATCTGCCAGAAAGGTATATTCCATGTGCATTAGCAATCCTGTTCCGAAGCGAGAAATCCGAAGCCAGTTGCCTGAAGCTCCGGCAACGCCGCCTCCCGCGCTTCCCGCAAGCGTGCCCGTTCCTGCTGTCTCTGCCCCGGTTGGGAGCGCGGATAAGCCCACCCCTGTCACTGAAGCGGTCATGGCAAGCCAACAGTGGCTTACTGGCTGGAAGGTGCTGCGGAGGATCAAGAAGGGCGGCAAGGTGATCCTGCGTTCCGCAATGGCCGACGACGAGTGGGTTCCCGGCCTCATGGTCGCGAAGAAACCCGCCGCCGCGAACTTTACTGGCGGAAAGCTTCCGCCCGGTGAGTACGGATTCCATGTCCTCGCGGTTCGGCCTCCGCGTCCCGGACCGAGTGAGGCGGTTCTCCGCTGCTTCGTCCATCCTGATTTCATCTCTGATATCGGGAAGGATTCCGCTGCTGGTGCCAACAATGTCACCACTTGGGTTGCCAAGATGATCCGCGTGGATCAGGCGGATTACGACGCCGCGATTGCCGGGGAAGACCTTGTTCGGACGGAGAAGAAGGCTGCTGCCAAGAAGGCAGTGGCAATCAAGCCCCCTTCGTTCGTGGAAGCCACGGCTGCGGCGAAGAAAGCCAAGGTGAATACGCAGAAGAAGTTCCTCTCCCTCGCACGGAAGAATTGGAAGCTTCCCGAGACGGTGATCCTGAAGATGTGGCCGAAGATCAAGGCCCGGTTGGCGGTCGGATAAAACAACAACGGAGGGGCCGGAAAAACTCCGGCCCCTCCAAACAAAGGAAAAAGTGATGAATGAGAATGTAAGTTTGATGATTCCTTCGAGCCCGAATACCGCGATTGACGCAATCCGTGCGGCCTTCAAAGCCGAAATCACGGAAGAAGTTATCAAGAGGCAGGAGAAGATTAAGCTCGGAACGCGTGAGCGAACGCGGCTTGAGGCCCTTCTTCGTCAGCGTCTTGAGACGCTCCACCACTTCATTACAACGAAGGTTAATCCACGAATCCAGATGTTTGTGGATCAGTTGAAGGACGCAAACTCCGGAGATATTACTTCGATCCGCCGCCGTCTTGGTGAGTTGGAGATCGCACTTCAGCAGATCAGTACGGATGAGGACGAGGAAGTCCGTGTTCACACGGAAGCGATCCACGAAAAGTATGCTAAGAAGAAGCTCAATCTCAACACCGAGAATGCGGAGTTGAAGGAGCGTCTTGGCGGAATCGTTTCCGCACATGATCGGGCGGTTGCTCGCCTCAAGTCCCGGCTTGAGGATCGAATGTCTGCGTTCAAGTCCATGACGCAGGAGATTCACCAGACCCTTGTGGAGCAACTGTGGACGCATGTTACGACGCTTCGCGATGGGCAGTTGCTTCTCGATAAGCTTCCCGATCCCACTGCGTTCATGGCCCTATTGGAGAAAATCGCACTTCAGTCCAACGACCAAGTTCTGATGTGCCTTCTCTCTGGCAAGGTCATGGAGAAGACGGACTACTTCTGCGATAGTTGTAACTCTTTCGGATCAGTCCAAGAGGTTCTCTATAAGGACATCGGAGCCCGCAGGGTTAATCTCAAGGTTAGCTGTAGCCCGAATGCCGAAGACATGATGCTTCATTGCAAGGTCTGCAACAGCGCAGTTCCTGTCACGATGAAGACATCTTATCGGTGTCCTTTCCGAATCAGGACGCAGGAAATGGTTGTCATTGAGGATGCGGCGACTGCGAAGATTTTCGAGTCGATCACTTCTGAGATGCCTGTTCCTGAGAAGAAGGTTGAGTCCATCGACGCCTAGTTCCCTTACCCTCCCCCGGCGCACTCCGGGGGAGGGTTTCTTATGGACTACAGAAACAAGTTAAACATCGAGCTTGCAAGGTTGAAGAATACGGATCATCTCCGTACAAAACTCCCCATTAAGGAGAAATGTGGTTTCGAGGTCAAGCTCGATGGACGACGGTACACTCTCCAACTTGGCCCTTCTGGTCTTTTTGTGGTTTCCCGCAGCAGGGCTCTGAAGACTCATGGAGTGAGTGTTTCTAAGAATCTTCCCTTCGTAGTCCAAGAGCCATACGATTGGATGAAAGAATGTGTCCTCCCTTATGATGTTGTCTTGGATGGCGAGTTTTGCTCTCTTGGAGGGACTTCTGCATCGGACGCTGGTAGGCTTGATAAAGAGAAGGAACTTGTCTGCTTTGATATCCTTATCTTCAACGGAAGCCCCGACATTCAAAGTTGTTCCCTGAGTCACCGAAGAGATGTTCTAGCGCGTGTAATCAAGGAAGTAAACCATCCAAGAGTACGGCTTCACCCGCAAGAAGTGGTTGATGAGTTTACTGAGCCGATGCTGGATTCTGCGCTTGAGTCTATCCCTCTTATTGAGGTAGAGGGCTTCGTCCTGAAACCTCTTTCGAGACCCTATGGGAAGCACACTATGGGGTGGAAGATTAAGGTAAAGGATACCTCTGATGGTTTTATTGTTGCTGTGGCGGAAGAGAAAAAGCATAATCTAGGGGAAGTCACCAAGACCGGAAGAGTAGGAACAGTCGGGGTGGCACAATGGGAAGGGAAAAAATCCAAGCTTGTGGCTTGGATTCCTCTGCCAGAGGAAGACCGGCATCCTATTGGTTACGACTATATGAATCGAGTTGTTGAGTTTGTCCATCTTGGATGGGACGGAAAGAAATTCCGATTCCCACAGTTCAAGCAGTGGAGAACGGACAAATCCGCAGACCAATGCTTGTGGCAGATTGAGGAATAGTATGGGCATTATTACAGCGAACCATCCGGGCCAGAAAGTTTCTGTCAAGACGACGCGAACGACTGTCCGGGTCATCATAGCCGATTCCCGAGAAGGTAACATTGTTCGAAAAGTCGAACTCCTTGGGCGGCTGGTTATTCCGATGCCTGTGAAGGTAGGGAAGATCATCGTCAACTTCCGCTTTGACGAACTCAAGAATCCTCTCAAAGGTGTTGTATGCGACATCCAATTCGGTGGCTGCAACATCGTTTTCCCCATCATGCACCCGAATGATGCAGTTGCTACTGATGGGAAGTATCTTAGCCTTGATGAAGTCAAACAGCTATTCCTCAAGTATCACCCTGAACTGAAAGAAGTGGCATAATATGGAAGAGTCTCTCTTCATGAAGTTGAAGAAGGATCAGCCGAAGGCTGGGGACATCCTGTGTTCCCTGAACGGCGATCTTATCCCTTTGTCTATCTCCAATAAGGAGGAAGGCGGCGTTCGAAAGAAGGCTGTTTTCTGCCGAGTCGCTGTTGAAGTAGCAGCGAATGGCTGGTTCCTAACCTCTTCTGAGAAAGGGATCGTGTGCCTTATTCTTCCGGAATCTCAGAAGAGTCTGCAACCTATTGGAGGCACATTCTTTGTCTCCAAGCTGAAGGTGATCCGCTATACCGCTAATGGCAAGAGCTTACTTTGTGAAGTGATCGAATAATGACTTCCTCTGATTTTGAGGCTTTGAGCCTGATTCCTTGTTGGGCTGCTTCCGAGAACGCACTCCCAAAAGTTTGCGATAGCTGCGCTAGGTCGAATTCCTCAGTCCTTTTTACCTCTTCTGGGTATCTTGAGATAGTGAAGATTCACCTTTGCGCGGCATGTATTCTTGCGGCCCCTGTCAAGGTTAGGGAGGCACTGTTCCTTCCCGCTACTGAGTTTAAGGTCTACTCTTCTGACCCCGAGACTTTCCTTGAGAACCTCTCAGTAGCTTTCCCGGCTTTCACGCGGAGGCTTTCCGGCTTCCTCCACGGAAAACTTGAGGGTGCCCCGACTGAACGAGTCAGCTTCCTGCAATCGATTGCAGATCGCGTCACCGCATCGAAGTCTCCCCCTACGCGGGAACAGGCTGATGCCTTTGTACGGGTCTTTGATTCTCTTGTTTCGGAGAAGTCGCACCATGGTGTAATAAGGCCCGCTCCTGTTTATACCGCTGACGAGAGGAAGTCTCTGGCTTCAAAGTACATCACGATAGCTAATGATAACTTGCATTTGTTTAATGACAAAGCGAAGGAAGTTATCAAGAGCATGACCACGCAATACCGCAGACGGTTTTCTCTCACAGACAAGCAAATCAGCTATTTGAAGAGCATTGTCGAGAAACTACCAGATTCAGTTCTAGCCAAGTATCGCTGATTGCTTTCACGAAGTCTCTGCTCTATTATCTACTAAACGGAGGACTTATGGCTGACATTCTGATGTGCGGAGCGTATCCTTTGGATGAGGTTGTTTCTGCTTTGCAGAAGACCATTCGAAGGGGCGATGAAGTTCACGCGATGTACTGGGCGCGTGTGATGATCGAAAACGGATTCGCCGCGTATATGTGGCGGCGGCTGGCAGTCACCGCCGGAGAGGATTGCGCCGGAGAGCCCGATGTTCTCCCTTACGTGGCCTCTTGCCATTACCTCTCGAACGTGGCGATGAAAGACGCCCCGAAATCTGCGGAGACTAACATCGTTGCTTGCGCCATTCTCAAGATGTGTAGGGCAGTCAAATCCCATGAGGCTTGTGATCTCGATTGGATTGTGGCGCAAGTCGCGGAGAAGGGATGGAAGCCTGCAATCCCATCTTTCGCTGTGGATATGCACACGAAGAGGGGAAAAGAGCTAGGCTTTGTCGGCCAGAAGGGCGCGAGGAAGTTCTGCGAAGAAGGCGGGCTACTCGATAAGGAACGGCCAAACCGATACGCTGAGAAAGTTCTTGAGCTTGTCGGGTATTCTCCGGAAGAGGCAAAAACCCTCTTAGACAAAAGGAATATCGTAAATGCCGACAAGTAACTTAGAGTCTATTGAGCCTATGATGAGGTTCATTCTTCAGCAAAACCCCAAGAGGATTGTTGATGTCGGCTGTGGGTTTGGGAAGTTCGGTCTTCTTTGCCGGGAATATCTTGAGTGCCTCAAGAACGGAGTCTTTCTATCTAAGGACTGGAAAGTTCACTTAACTGCTGTTGAGGTTTTTCCAGCATATGTCCAAGACCATCACCGTGCGATTTATGACGACATCATTTTCGCCGATGTTTCCAACCCTAACTTTCTCTTCCCAAAAGCGGACCTCGTTATTTTTGGGGATGTTCTTGAGCATATTCCTACATGGGAGTCTGTCATTTCTAAAGTTCCCAGTTCTTGCGATATTGTAATAGCTGTTCCTGATGGCCCAGACCCTCAAGACCCCGCTTTTGGTAATGAGCATGAGAGGCATGTTGTTACTTTTGTTCCGGAAATGCTTCAGAAAGTTGGGTGTCATGTTTTGCGGGTTGGGGCCACTTTGATAGCTACAAAACTTGGTGTTTAATGAAAGTATTGTTTATCACCCCACCCTACTATCGGTTTCTTGGCTCCCGAACAGAATGGAGTGCTTTAGGGCCGATGTTCTTAGCAGAAACCCTGAGAAGTCACGGGGTAGACGCAAAGGTTCTCAACGGAGATTTCGCAAGCGTTCCTCCAATTCCTCTCAAGCAGTTGCTCAAAAATGCTGTGGAGTATCCGCGAAGGATTCATAATCTGGACGACGAGGTTTATCAAAGCATTTTCAGGGAGGTTTTGGACTTCCAACCAGATGCCGTGGGGGTTTCTGTAAATGAAGGCACCCTGATTCAGGCCCGTGCTTTACTCTCTGGGCTTTCTCCCCTAGTTCCTCGGGTTTTTGTTGGTGGGCCTGCCGCCGAGAAGGTTGGGAGAGGTTTCCCTACTTTCATTGGGGAGTCTGATTCATCTATTCTCCGCGTGATAGACCCCGCTCGTCTTCCTTCGTATATCACTCCGACTTCTGTGGATTACGGGAATCTTCCGATTATTACCAAAGACTGCATGCTTGTTCCTCCCACAAAGCCGAACGAGTTCAATCAGATTGCTTCCTCTCGGGGATGCCCTTTCAAATGTTCTTTCTGTTCCTCCAAGAGAATTTGGGGGCATGTTCGCTTCTATCCTATCGAATATATCAAGAGGCAGTTGGATTACTTTGCAGACCTCTACAAAGGCCAAAAGTTCTTCCTTCAGTTCGTGGATGATTCTTTGTTTATCAACCCCACTAGGGCAGAGGCCGTCATCTCACTTCTCCGTAATCGAAGAATTCCTTTCGTCTGTGATGCCCGGTGTGATGATATCACCCCGGAACTTGCCGGAAATCTTCAGGGCTGCAAACAGATCAAGCTAGGTGTCGAAGCTTGTTCCCAACGAATGCTGGATGCTTTCCACAAAGGAATCACTGTCGCGCAGGCGAAAGAAGCCGTAGCTCTTCTCAAAGCCAACGGAGTTCCTGTAGCGGTGTACGTCATGCTTGGGGCTCCGGGCTGTACTGACGCGGATTACAACGAGAGTCTGGACGGATTCGAGGCCATGGGGGCGGATTGGTATAGCCTTGCAGTGACCTATCCTTTCGGTAACTCCGAGCTTTATGATGCCGTAAAAGACGTGTTTCCATCCGATATGGCTGGTGGGCGGGCTTCTGTAGCAGACCCGCGACTTCTTGATTTTTGGGGTGTTTCTAGTGGGACTTGGGAAAGAGCTTTGCGGTTGAATCACCGAAAAAAATGGATAAGGGAGTAATATGAAACCTACTATTGAAGTCCCCGATGTTCCCGGCCTGATGGTGAAGCTGGAAGAAGTCCTGAAAAGCGGCTGGCTCACCCATGGGGTGTGGAACTCGCGGTTTGAAGACCAGACCAAGATCATGGCCGGATCACACTATGCTGTTTCCTGCGGATCAGGGACAGCAGGATTGGAGTTAGTCTTCCGTGCCCTCCCTAGGAAGGGTATTGTAATCATTCCCACAAACACGCATTTCGCAACTGCCATTGCCGCAGTCAATGCAGGGCATAAGGTGCTTTTCAGAGACGTTGATCCTTCCAATATGATGCTAGCAGTCGATGATAAGACGATGATTACCCACTATGCAGGGGAGGATGTAGTCGCTATCGTCTACGTGTCAATTGGAGGCTTCATTTCTCAAGATATACTCAAGCTCCGTGATTTCTGTGACACGACGGGGATTCATCTTATCGAAGATGCGGCTCACGCTCATGGAGTACGTATTAGCACATGGCAAGTTGCGCCCGGTAATGCCGGAAGGAAGCTGGAAACGCAATTTGGTGGCAGCATTGGGCATGCTGGTGTGTTTTCTTATTATCCCACAAAGGTTGCTTTCGGAGCAGAGGGAGGGTGCATAGTAACGAAAGACCGCGGGCTCTATGAGAAGTTGATTCGTCTCAGAGATATTGGAAGGCAGAATCCCGGATGGTTGGATCAATATGCTTATGCCGGATTCAATGGTAGGATGAGCAATGTCAATGCTTGTATCTGCCATCATGTGCAGTCTTTCCTTCCTCAGATGATCGCAGAGCGAACTCGTTATGCCGATTACTATGGGGATTTCTTCGAAGAAAGGAATGAGCCAGTCTTCTGCGAAAACTGCATTCCCAACTACTACAAAGTTATCGTTATTTGCGAAACCCCTCTGCAAGCGGAGCGTCTGAAGGGGCTGTTAAAGAGCAATGGGACTCCGGCGCAGATGGATGTTTTTGCTTTTGGTCTCCATGAGCAACCTTACTTTATGCTTAGTCCCTACGCGAATGGGTGGGTAAACTTCACGGACACCTTCCCTGTTTCAGACCATGTTACCAAATCCCATGTTTGCCTTCCGATCTCAGCAAAGTTTGACGAAGAGAAAGCGGCATCAGTTTGCAACGTTTTGCGGGAATGGGATAGGATTCGCGAGATATGATTTTCTCCGCTCACCAGCTTCATTACCTCCCTTCTGTGCGGTATTTCTCGCGCATTGCCAGAAGCGATGCTTTTGTCGCTTTTGACACCGTGCAATTTGTCAAAGGGGATTGGATTAACCGTAATAGGATTCTTCTTCCAAACGGTCCTTTGATGCTTACGCTCCCCATTAAAGGGAAGAAGCAAGTCCCTATTCGCAATGTGGATTTTGACAGGGCAGTTGTCAACTTCCATTGGAAGGCTATTCTTCACACTTATGCAAGGAGCCCCGGTATTGACGCTTTGAAAGAGATTGAGAGGGACACCAGAAAGTATATTGACTATCCGTTTAACTCTTTTGCTGTTTCTGTTCTCAAGATAATCCTAGGGAAGATTGGGATAGAGACCCATGTTCAACTTTCTGGATCAACCTACGTAAGTTCGGAAGGCACTGATGCTGTGCAGCATCAGCTTAATGCCCTTTGCAAATTAAAGGGATGCACCAAATTTTTGGTCGGAGATTCTGCTTTTGAGTACCTGAAGCGGGAGATATTCGAAGGCATCGAGATTGTGAAAGATACGTGGCCCTGTCCTCCTTATCCGCAATGCACGTTTTCTGGAAGTTTTGTTCCTGAGCTTTCGATAATTGACCTGATAGCGAACATGCCCAACTGGGATGCTGTTCGTAACTACTTGAGAGGATGAAATGAAAATCCGCCCCTCACCTGAAGTTGAGTTTTCGTCTTCCAAGATTTTCCTGCATCCTGAGAGGCTTTCTGCGCTTACTGTTGGTGATTTTTCCAAAGCCCCCATTTCCATCGAAGTCAGTTTGACTTCCCGATGCAATCTCGACTGCAAATGGTGCGTCGATATCGAATGGAGAAAGCGTCATTGTGGGGAGCTTCAGCCGGATGCATTGTTGAAAGCCCTGAGAGAGTTCAAGGCTATGGGAACCCATGGGGTAGTCCTCGAAGGCGGCGGGGAGCCTACCCTCCACAAGAATTTCGAGTTTATTGTGCGAGAGATTAAGAAGATCGGCCTCGCTGTAGGGCTGATTACTAACGGAGTTCAGCCTCTTAGCAACGATGTAATCAAAGAGTTCGAGTGGATTCGAGTCTCTCTTGATGCTTCTACTAAGGAAGAGTACAAGGCTGCTAAGGGAGTTGACGCCTTCGAGAAGGTTCTCGCGAATCTTGCAGCATGGTCCAAAGTGAAAGAAAAGTGTGTCATTGGAGTAGGCTACCTTATTAGTTCCTACTCGATCACGGATATCTATGGTATCACGCAGCGGCTTCGGGATATCGAAGTGGACTATGTTCAAATCCGAACACTTGACGACAAAGAGGATCGTAACATCCCTATTGATTGGAAGATGCCGCCGGTAAACGACCTACAAACGGAAACGTTCAAGGTCTATACCCATCAGCTTGACTGGGAAGTTGACGCTTCGGGGAATCTCGGGCTCCCTTGTAGGGCTCACAATCTCTCTTCTGTGATCGGCTCTGATGGAAGTGTCTTCTTCTGTTGCCGCCTTCATTCTGTTCATCTTCCTACTGGGGAGAGTCTCGGAATAATCGGGAATATCTACGAAGAATCTGTTGAAGCGATCTGGACTGGAAAGAAGAGGGAAAAGTATATTCGAGGTATGCTAGACCCTAACATTTGCCAGAGGTTTTGTCCTTCTTGCCGCCACACGAAGTACAATCTGATGATCCACAACCTTCTTCACACAAGGACGCCGAATTTTATATGAGGGCTTTGTTCAGGTACTCTGGGAATAAGGGAAGATGGCTCCGAAAGGTTGCTGTAGAGATGCCCCCTCACGAAGTAATTGTGGAACCCTTTTGCGGGAGCTTGGCTTTTAGTTTGAATCAAGGCTCGCGCTTTCTGGGGGTTGATGTAAACGAAGAACTTGTGATGATGCTCTTGTGGCTTCAACGAGTCCCTATTTCTCGGTTGAGGGAACTCAAAGCTATTTGTGACGTAAATAGAGAAGCTAAGAAAGATGTCAGAACGCTAGGGTTAAAGCCGGAAGAGCAAACTTATCTCAGGATCAACTGTGCTAGTGTGATGGTTGGGCAGCTTTCGTCTTATTCTCTGTACCCTCAACATAACCTCCCTGTTGAAAAGACGATTGAGGCGATCCCTTTTCTCAAGAAGGGCCTTGTCTTTTGCGCCACTTCAAGTTGTGTCGAACCCGCAGACGGAATGTTTCTTTTCATCGATCCTCCTTACACAAAAACTTCTGCCAACTATGGTGAGCATTCCGACTCTACTGCGATTCTTCAAGCTATGCGTTTGTTTGATATCTGCTTAACAAAAGGGATTCCTTTCGTAGCAACTTACTCTGAATCCACTGATGTTTTTCCGGGGATGCCTTTTCAGTTTGCCTATGCCACGAAAGTTCCGAATATCCGAAATGGCGGGAGTGTAGAGAGGAAAGAATTCATCCTCTCTAATGTACCTTGGAGGGTCTTATGAGAAATCTCTTTGTAGTCGCCCACTGTGATGATGAAACGCTTTCTTCTGGCGGAACTATCCACAAGCTTTCCCACTCTGATGGATACTGCGGGGTTCTCTTTTGCTTGGCAAAGAGGGTTCACAACTTGAAGGACGAAAAAGCAGCGGCTACGTCTCGTATACGGGCTGTGCTAGCCTGTAAGGAACTCGGAGTTATGCCCTCACTGCTTTTCTTCGGTGGTTGTGAGGACGAACAAGTTCAGAATAGCGATCAGTTTATCGCCCTGATTTCTTCCATCGAGAATGTTCTCAGAAAACTTCAGCCGGATCGCGTCTATACCCATTGGTCGGAAGATTTCAACCAAGATCATCGCAGAGTTTCGCAGGCAGTGGAAATAGCAACTCGGAGACTTCCGCTGGATTTGATCGAGTTCGAAGTTCCTTCTGCTTCTGAGTTGACTCCACGGACGTTTTCGCCTAATCTCTTTACATGCCTTGACATTACCGATGTCTCCGCGAAGATGCGGGCCATCTCCGCTTATGGTGATGAGATGAACGCTTTTCGGGGGAAGAAACAAGTCGAGGCTTACTTGCGATTTCGTGGCTTGTCAATACAAGCTAAGTACGCCGAAGCTTTTAGAATCTTGAGGATGCGAGCATGAGAATTCTGTATGTCCCTTTGCTGACAAGCGCAGACGCTAAGGTTTGTTCGTCCCTTCGGTCCTCAAAGATCATCCTCTTTCGGTTTCTTGATCGCTTTCAGAACGCCTTTGTTTACCTTGTAATCCCGAAACAAATCAAGAACACCGAGTCTTTTAATCATCCTCGTATTCAACTTATCTCTGCCGAAACTTGGAGGCAACGGCAGCAGTTCGAGATGCGGTTTATCCCACCTGAGATCAGTCGTTTTTGGGATGATGGAACAGACTTTCTTGATGTAGTTCTCACCGAAAAGGTAGCATCTACCCCTTACCTCCGGGGTCTTCTTTCAGGTCTTACCGGATGCACTGGCGGGCAGACAGAGCGTGTTTACGCGAATTTCTTTCAGTTCATTCTCGATAAGACAACGCATGGTTACGTTGACGAAGAGATACTGATGAACCAATCTGCTGGTCTCTACCATGCAGACCTCAACTTCTATGTTAGCGACTCTCAGTACACCAGAGCAGCTAGAGTAGCTTCGAAGTATCTGTCGCCACTGATGCTCAATGCTGTGCGAGATCGGAGCTTTAAGTTCCTTCCCTTCTTCGACTTCTCCAAGTTTGACGGTACTTGCCCGAAGCCCGCCAAACCGATAGTTCTAAACTTCGCAGTTGCCATGAGCGGGGCTGCGGGAGTCCTTGAGATTTTCGATCTCATGGACAAGGCTTACGCAGGCGGTAGGGATGTTACTCTTCAGATCAACACGCCTTCTGATCTCACTGTTTTCGAACAGGTCCACCAGATTCCGGACAAGTACAAGCACGCTGTCTGGACGAGAAACATCTCTTACGACGAGTGGGTCAAGTGGCTTCGCTCAGGGCATATCTTCTTGTTCGACGCCTCCGAGGGGGAGATTTCTGCTTCGATTGTAACGCAGCAGATGCTTCGCCAGATAGGTGTTTTCCATAAAGGGCGGTATTGGCAGGGGGATTATGTTTTTCCTGATTACCCCTACCTCTACTCGAATCCGCTTGAGGGTGCCGCTATTCTTCGTCACCTGATCGATAACTACCACTCAAAGGAAGTGCAAGAAGTTATCGACAAACAGATAAACTTCTTGCGGATAGTATATGCCAAGCAAGGTAACGCAGACGCTCTGATTGACAAAGTAGTCGAAACTCTGGTAAGAAAGAAGCTGCGGACAATAAAATCCGTCGCCTTTCGTCTTATGGAAGAGTTTACGAAAGGAAAAAATCTGATTTCTTGGGTGGAGCTTGTCAAGCATGTCAAGGAATCCTCGGACAAAGGTATCCAGATCAATAAGACGGGGGCCAGATACGGAAGAAGTCCGGGAGTTTATCGGGATGCTCTCCTTTTGCTCGGGTTCGCAGATGTTGGCGGAAGCGGAGGGGCTCTTTTCCAAAGAGTAGGGGCCTCGATCCAAGACCTAGTAACAATGAAAATGCTGTGAGGAACTTATGGAAGACGAAGTTATTGATGTTGCGGATTCTCCAGAAGCCCCTGCGGAAGATACCGGAGTGAGGATCAATGTCCCTGAGTTGATCTCTATGGGACAACTCGTAGAGAACAACTGGAACCCTAACGTCGAAACAGACGCCAACTTCGCGGCCCTTGTGAACGAAATCAAGGAAGATGGTTTTGACGACCCTCTTCTTGTGGTCCCAAATCCCGTGGCCGATGGAGAACCCCAGACGTACACCATCATTGGAGGGGCGCACCGATTCCGCGCCGCCCGCGTGCTTGGCATGTCATCTGTGCCTTGCTACGTCAAAAGCTGGGACTCCATCGAGTTGCAGAAACTCAAGACGGTTCGGAGAAATCTCATTGGTGGCGAACTTGACGACTCCAAGTTCACCGCCCTTGTTGCTTCCTTGAAGGAAAAGGGGTTTTCGGACGAAACTTTGCCGGGGCTCTTGGGGTTCGATGATTTCCGGGACTATGCCAAGCATCTTTTGAAGCCCGCTTCCGCCGAAGACGACAAGAAGTGGGTCAAGGAAATGAAGGAAACTTCCAAGGAACTCACGGCGATTGATTCGGTCTCCGATGTTCTGAACAACATCTTCTCGAACTACGCTGGTGATCTTCCGGGAAACTTCATGTTCTTCGCCTATCGCGGGAAGACGCATCTGATGGTCCTCATGGATGGTGAACTCTTCGACATGACTGAGAAGATGGTCAACGAACTTCGATCAACGAAGGTTGATATTTGCACGTTCCTGAAATCGAAGCTGAAGGATTCTGTATGATCCTAGTCTCATGGCCTAACTGTCTTGAGTGTGATAACGTTGCTTTCGAGCATCCCGATTGGGAGAAAATCACGCTCAATGACAAGTGTGAATGTGGGTGGACTAAACGCATGAGGGCAGTGAAGCTGGCCCTTCATGCGTTGGGGCACGATGGGGCTTTCCCTTGTGCTTTGTCTGATGACTTAGCCACTCTTTATCCGAGGTCTACTCTCGTTCTTCCACCTACTCCTTCGTGAAATCTGACATTACAGTTCTGCCTCCTGAGAGGAAAGGGACGATTGAAATCGCCTCTGAGGCGGAACGTCGCGCCAAAGTCTGGGATGGTTACATCAAAGGCATCCCCGTTTCCGCTTTGGCGCGTGTCTTTCAGGTTTCTGATGCTGTTATTTTGGATGATATCTCTGCCGTTACAGAGATTTACCGGCAACAATTACTCAAGTCGGACGCCGTAGGGATCATTTCAGCTAACATTCAGTGGCTTGATGAGATCGAGCGTATCGCTCTCTATGAAGCCCACCAGCTTGAGCCGAAGACCGTTAAGACTTTCGATCCTGTTACGGGGACTGTTAAAGAGTCGCGAACAGAACCAGACCCCAATCGCGCCAAGTTCTTCCAACAGGCTCTTGAAGCCCGCAAGATGAAGATCAAGTTGCTTCAAGATGCTGGAATCATCCCTAGAGCAGGCGATCCCGCGCAGTTATTTAAGAAGTTGGGCGATCAGATCATCCACGAAGCAGATACCAAAGAAGAGCGTACTCCCGATCAGATTGCTGGCTCTATTGAGAAGCTTCTCAAGTTTGGGCAGATTATGTTGCCAGCGAACCATCCCAAATGACGCGTCGTGATTTTCTTTCTCTTGATCGTCGCGATCTTCTAGTAGCAGAGAAACTGCTAGAGGTTCGTGATAAGCGCATTGAGTTCGCCACAAAATACCATCGGAACACCCATGGTGAGAGGATGGATTTTGTTCGGAATGCCCACCTACCTCAAATCTACAATACTCTCGCGAAGAGTCTCGTAATTCAAGGCTCAGTACAGTCGAAGAAATCTGAGTTTATCATCATTGACCATTTCGCAGCAGCCGCCTGTGGCCTTAACATTTTCTTTGTTCTTCCGAAAGTAGAATCCCGCACTACTTACGTGCAAAACCGCATCGATAAGCGCATTGGAGAAACGCCTGAGTATCGCGCTTATGTTAGGGATGGCTTCTTTGACAATACTGTTCTCAAGCATTTCGGAAAAGGAACGATCAAATACGTCGGCTCCAATGTGCTTTCTGACATGCGAGAGTACCCTGCTGATATGCTCTTTGTGGAAGAGTTGGATCAGTGCGCCGGGACTAACGTTCAATACGCAAGAGACCGCCTGCGCGGTTCCATCTACCAATTCAGAAGGTATATCGGAAACCCATCTCTTAAAGGTGTTGGCATCAATCGCATGTTTGAATCCTCAACGAGGAACTTCTGGCATATTCCCTGCGAAAAGTGCGGGCAACCAATCCCGCTCGATTGGTTCAAGACTGTTGTGATTGTTAAGCATGACGACGACGGAAACTTCGTAGATTACTCACTCCGCGATCAGGAATGGCGGCGGGATTGTGGGAGAGATATTCATTGCATGTGCCCCACTTGCGATGTCCCGTTGAACAGGCAATCAACTGCCGGACTGTGGGTTCCTGAGAATCCCTCTTGTGATACAGAGGGGTATTCCATGACGATGTTGAACTCATGGGAAAACTCCATTTATGACATTTTCACAGCTTGGGAAGATGCGTGGGAGAGCGCGGCAGGGTTAGAGCATTTCTATACCTCTAACTTAGGTATTCCTTTCGTAGTTGGAAACCAACGCCTTACTGTTCAAACTCTCCGGAAAGCAGCGCATCTTCGAGACCCTTACTCGTTTACTACAGAGAAGCATAAAGGGTACTTAAATGAAGAGTTCTCCCGTAAGAAATGCTCTATGGGAGTTGACGTAGGAAAGAAGTTCGATGTTCGCATTTCTGAAGTTCTTCCTGATGGGGTTAGGAAAGCAATCTTCATTGGGAAGGTATCTACTCTTCAAGAGCTTATCTCCTTGGGTGTCCAGTTCAATGTCCAAGTGGCAGTAATCGATGCAATGCCTGAGTTTCGCACAGTTCTTGATTTTCAAGAAGAGGCCCCTTTCTTTGTTTGGTCTTGCTCTTTCGGCTCCGAAGGTGCCGATAAGAGGATCAAGAAAGACAAGAAGAATAGGTCTATCGCTATTGATCGAACAGCAGGGTTAGATAGAACGCTAGCAGAGTTCAAAGCTGGGAAGAATCTTCTTCCAATCAACTTTGAGTCATTACTTGAGGGAGAGTACGTCAAGGAAATGACTGAGCCTGTCCGGCAAGAAGAGACAGACACAAAGGGCAATACGAAATTTGTTTGGAGCAAGGGAAAAGACCATCAGAGATTCGCTGATTTGTACGACTACCTTGCGGCTACCTTTGTAAGTAGTAGCTCCCTAGATACAATCTGTGTTGGCTGACCTTCTTCTTGCAGTTCTCCCCGCATTGTTGTATATTCGACTCACTAGGTTTCACCTGTCTGCAATCGATTGCAGGGAACTTTTATGTCAACTGAGGCAGTAAAAACTCCTGATCCTGTAGTTCCTGAGACGCGCCTTGTTTCTCGGGCTTTCATTCTCGGAAATGGAACTGTAGTTTCTGCGGAAGAATTCCAAACTATGGTGAAGGCGGCTGTTGCCTCTGCCCCTATGGGGGAAGGTACAGTCGAGTCCACGACCTCTTCAGCCCTTCGGATAGTCGAGCCTCCCTACAACCCGGCCATTTTGGAACGATTCTCTGAGTCTGATGAGATCAACGCCCGATGTATTGCCACGAAAGTCACCGACGCTCTTGGCAGACCTTACCGGATCGGGCGCAAGAGTAAGTCCGACCCTGTTGACCGGGAAGTTCTTGATGCCGAGACGGAAGTTATCAAGGAATTCATCGCCACCTGTAACCGATTCGACGGCTTCGAAGGTGTCTGGTATCAGGCTGGCGTCGATTTCGAGGCTATCGGGTGGGCTTGTGTCGAAGTCATTCGGGCTCTGAACCGCAGGATCGTCAAAATCAACCATATCCGATCCTCTAGGATTCGGGTCATCGAAGGGTTTACGGGATTCATCGAAACCCTTAACAATGGGAAGAAGCGGTATTACCAGCCCTTTGGGGATAAGGTAGTTTCAGCTAAGAAGACGGTAACGGGGATTCCGGAGCCTTTCAACCTTTCCCGTGATGGCAACTGGCGGGGTTCCTCATGGAATCTCCGGAATAGGAATACCTTCGAACCTACGTCGAACCTTTCTGAGGCTTGTAGCGAAATCCTCTACATTCCTAAGTTCCATCCCAAGTCTGTTTACTATGGTGTTCCCGATTATATGTCTGCTATCGGGTACATCATGGTTAATGCCAATATCCGCGATTACTTCCTTCAGTTCTTCGATCACAATACGATTCCTCAGTACGCTATTGTGATTAAGGGGGCGGACCTCACTCCTGAAGTCAAGCAGCTTATCATGGCTTATTTCTCGCGTGATGTTAAGGGATCGACGCACAAGACCCTCATCATTCCAATCCCGGCTGCGGGGGAGATCGATGTCACGTTTGAGAAGCTCGAAACTGATATCCAAGCCTCGGATTACGAAGCTGTTCGAAAGTCGAATCAGTCTTCGATCATGATTTCTCACGGGGTCAACCCTGCTATTATTGGTATCAATGATGCCGCTAATCTCGGTTCTGGCAAAGGAACCGCGCAGATGGAGAACTATAGGGAGCGAATCGTTACGCCCCTACAGACGCGATGGGCCTCTGTCATCAATCGCATGTTCGAAATCGGCCTTGGAGTTTCTCAAGCTGGAATCGTGTTCGACCCTCTCAGCACTGAGGAACGTTCAGAGTTGCTGAAGGACGATATCGAAGCCATGGCTAATGGTCTTCTCACCCTCAATGAGGTCCGCGAGAGGAACAATCTCGGCGGGCCTATCGAAGGTGGGGATAAGTACACTGTTCGCAGTGGGAATGAGTTAGTACCTTTGTTCCAGAAGCCTCCCGCTACAACCCAACCCCCGGCCTAATGAAAACTACTGTCGAAATCAAGCTGAAGGCCCCTTTTGTCCATGACATTACTTCTCCGTTCATGGTGAAGGGCTTTTTGTCCTTTAACTCTGAGGACTTGGAGGGGGAAACTATCACCCCTGAAAGCTTCGATCTTGATTCGTTCCTTCAGAAGCGGACGCTTTGCTACAACCACAAGATGTGGTTGGACGAGCGAGGGAACCCTATTCCTGTCGGAGAAGTCCGTTCCGGGGAGATTGTTAAGCTTGTCCCTAGCGACGACCCTACGATGTGGGCCATCAAGAGCGTCAACTCTGGCGACATTATTGGACATTTCCCGAAGGATCGAATCCCTAAGTGTGTTACAGGGGATCGCGGAGTTTGGATCACGGCTTCCATCACTGTGCAGGAAGTATGGAATCGTGTTCTTCGCGGCATGCTCTCTGGGTTTTCTTGGCATGGAAAAGCCCTGATGACTAAGATGAAGATCGGTCCTTTCAAGAAAGTCCTCTCTGTTCTCGCCGATATTGCCGAAGTTTCCGTTGTTTTCTCTCCGATGAACCCCAGCGCGATGCTGGTTCCGGCCATGAAGTCCGCAATCAAGGAAGCGCAGAAGTCTATGACGCTGCAAGACTACGACGGAGAACTCGGAGTTTTCGGTTTCGTCTTCTCTCCGGAAATGTTCGACGCTCAGAAGGCAGCTTCTTGGCTCGATGCTCATAAGTTTGTTTCGGACGGGATTTTCACTCTGGATGATGGGGAAATTGTTGCCCCTCAGATCAACAAGGACGTTTTCGACGGCGGAATGAGGACTGTCGGAGTTTCTACTGGCGTTCAAGCCATTGTTGGCCCTCTCGCCGCGAATAAAGTTTCCGATGAAGAGAAGGTTGCGATTTCTGTCTTGTGTGAAGCTCTACTTGGTAGTAGAGTACTTGAAGGAAAGGAAAAGGCTATGTCTACTGCTGTGACACCTGAAGTTACCCCGCCGCCCGCCGCCCCGGAGGCCGCAACGCCGCCTGTCGAGGTCGCCACCGCTGCGGAAACGCCTGTCGAGACCCCTGAGACGAAGGCGGCTATCGAGGCTGTTACGCCTTCTCCCGAAGTTGTTCCTGAGACGCCTCCCCCCGCTCCGGCACCTGCCGAAACGCCTGTGGAAGCTGAGAAGTCTGTGGTTGTGGAGACGACCACTGTTACGGAACGGCGCGTCGATGAGGTTCCTGCTTCTCAGGCCCCTTCCGTTGTTGTTCAGCCTGTTCAAGTCATCGAAGTTCCTGTCCCGGTCCCCGCTGTTCCGGAGCCTCCTGTTGATCCTACTGTTGCCATGTTGAAGGATCAACTGAAGTGGGCTCTTGAGGGCATGGTTGGGCAGGTTGGGAACGTTCTTGTCGAGGCAGTCAACGGGAAGATCGCTGCCGTTGCCGCTTCGATTAACGACGCCCTTGCTCGTTTCGCCGATGTCGCCCAGTCGCTTTCTAATGCCTTGCAGAGTCAGGCAACTGCTCTGAAGGAAGCCGCTGTTTCCAAGTCTGCTACGGACGGTGTGGATCGAAGCGCGGAGTTGGAGGCGGTGCAGAAGAAGATTGACGAACTCGGGAAAGTGTTGGAAGATATTACCAAGACAGCGGTTCCGGCCACTCATCGGGAAGAGCCTGCGAACAAACCCGTTGATGTTCCGAAGAGCCCGAACGATGTTTTTGGTAGTAAAGGTTGGCCTTTTGTCCGGTAGGAAAGTTGAATGAAAGGGTAATACCATGAGTGTTGGCGATGAAGTCCTTGGCAAACTGAGCATCGAGCGTCTCCTTAACAAGGCGGCTACGAGCGAGGTTATCGACACCGCGCAGATTTCGAATTCGATTCTGACGCGTCAACAGGCTGACCGTTTCATCGATCTGATGGTCGATGTTTCGCAGCTTCTCAAGCAGGTGCGTCTTGCGAAGATCGATCACCCCTCGGGTGAAATCAACAAGATCGACCTCGGTAAGACTGTGACGGAATCGACCCGCGCTCCGGGTACGAGTACGTTTAAGCCTTCGGCGTCGAAGGTCGATTACGATACGAGCAAGCTGCGCTCGGCGTTCGATCTGACCTCGGACTTCCTTGAGGACAACATCGAGGGCGAGAACGTCCGTGACAAGCTCCTGAATATATTCACCAAGCAGATTGCCATCGACATGGAGATGCTTGGTATTCAGGGCTCGTATACGGCCACGCCTGATGGCACGGCCCTTCAGCGATTGCTTGGCGACAACAACGGTTATCAAGCTCTGCTTCAGACCGCTGTTCCGACTCCTTCGCAGCAGATTGACGCGGAAGGCGCGAATGCGTCTGCGGCTCTCTACTACAAGATGAAGAGTGCGATCCCCGCTCGCTATCGTCCTGCTCTCCCCAACTATCGCTTCGTGGTCTCCAGCCGCGCTTGGGATAAGTGGGCGTATGACATGACGCAGGTTGGCGCGGTTTCTGGTGGTGGTACTCCGAATGATACGGTTGCTCGCTTCCGCGAAATCGGCGGCGGCGGCAAGCCCTTCGGGATTCCGCAGTTCGAGGTTCCTCTCTTCCCGACCGATCTGGCCTATACGGTCGGCGGCACCCCTGCGACGGATGGCTCGTCCATCTGGTTGACTCCGCTCAAGAACCTGATCTACTTCATTCAGCGTGACATCACGATTGAGTGGGATCGCGTTCCCCGGCAGGACAAGTGGGAAGTCACGATCCATACGCGCTGCGATTTCGCGGTTGAGAACGCGGACGCGGTGGTTATCGCGAAGAACGTCGGCGTCAATGGCGCGGACTACGTGATCGACTAACTCCGATGGAGGGGGCGGTACTAACCCTACCGCCCCCTTCCTAACTTGAGGTTTTGTATGATTCTGAAAGCGCGAAATAGGTTCTGGAAGATCACGACGCCGATTTCAGGGGTGGAAGTCCCTCGTTTGACGCCTTTTGAGGCAAGTTCTGATGAAGGCAATCTGCTTATCGAGAAGGGTCTCTGTATTCAGCTTCCTGATTCGGTTCCTCCGAAGATGTCGGTGTCGAAGGATGCTACGAATGTCCCTCCGGGAGAGGGAGCAGTCGAAGTTGAGGCAAAGGAAGCCCCGGCGAAGCCTGAGCCTGTTAAGCTTGTGGTCCCGACGGTTTCCACGAAAGGGTAATGCGATGAAGAAGAGTCTGATTGCTCTGTTTGCTGCGCTCACGGCTGCTGCGGTTGTTTCTGCCGCTCCGGTTCCTGAGTACATTGCCGCTGATGCCTCTCCCGCGTTCACGATCACGCTCGATCAGTCCGGCGTTGCCGGAAAGTTCGTCGTGACCACGAACGGCGCGGCCAATGACATGGCGGTGATTATCGGTACGACTACCAACACGGTTGCTGGTGATAGCACCATCGATACGGTTGCGGAGTTGCGGGCTGCTCTTGAGGCGTGTATCTACGTGAGTGGGACTACGACTACGACGCCTATCGTCGTGGATTCGCAGTACTCGCTGACGACTGATTCGACGGATGGCGAGTTGCTCGATGGTACGTATACCCTCACGAACGGAACGATCACTTCGGTGATGTACGATACCTCGACGGCGTTGCACTACAGCCTCTCGGCGCGTGGAGGTATGCTGAAGTCTGTCGCTGGCGATGTCGGTGGTACTGGCGATATCACGCTGAGTATCTATTCGGGTGGTAATCTGGTGTGGAATGAGACCCAGTACGCTGGTGTTTTCAACTCTGTCGCCACTACTCAGTTGAAGGCAGTGCAACTGAATCGTGAATTCAGTGACGGCCTTTACATTCCCAATCGCATGCTGATTCGTGCCACGCGAGGCACCACGGCTACGACTGGCGGATTCACGGCTGTGATTGATCGCTAGCCGAAAATGCGGTATGATGCCGGGGTGGGATCGAAAGGTCTCACCCCGGTTTGCTATCTGCACACGATTGCAGGGAACTTTTCAAGGAAACAGACATGAGCAACTACGTTTCAATCGCCGAGTTCCGGGCTTTCAAAGGCAGAGACGGAACAGCAATTCCGGTAAGTAGCTTTTCCGACTCTGAAATTCAGGCCGCTCTGAACCAGACTGAGGAAATCTTCGAAAGAGTCACTCAGAATCGTTTCGGGGCTTTTTCCGAAGTGTGGCAGATCGATGGAGCCCGTGACAACACCCTGACTTTCCCTCCCGCGATCATGTATCCTCTTCTCTCCATCACCAAGGTGGAAGAACTCGAATGGAACGACGGAGTAATCTCCACGGCTTACGACTTAGTTGAGAACGAAGACTACACGAACTGCCACCACTACCTGTCACCCATCCCCACCGGACCCCACTCCCGCCGCCGCAGGATCGTCGCCCTTGGAGGGTACGTCTTTGTGCCGGGGCAGAGGAACTATCAGGTTACGGGGGTCTGGGGCATGCTTACCACCCCTTTGGAGATCAAGAGGGCCATTTGTCTTTATGCCTTCGAGCTTCTTCTCCCCGGACAGTCCGGAATGGCTCCTGCGGGGGTTGGGAGTTACTCTATCGGAGATTTCTCGATTTCGTTCATGAACAACTCCCGTCTCGCGAAGGGAAACTCTCTCACTGGATTCCTTGAGATCGACCGAATTCTCAGCCGGTATGTTTCCATGGCTTCCTTGTTCCTCAACGGGCCTGAGACTGCTACTAGAGTCTCTGGTGGGACGATTACCCCCTTGGATTCTGTTGTTTACTCTGCGGCAGAGGTAGATGCCATCCTCAACGGCAAGCTCAACATCGCGGCGGGTATGCGCTTGAAGATCGATTCCGAAGGAAACTCCACTGTGGAAGCTATATGAAACACGTAATCCCTCTTCTACTGATTGCCACTAGCTGCTTCGGGTTGGATATCAGACATTACCTACAAACCGACACTAACGGGATTGTCGTAAATCCTAATTTACAGCCTGTCTTTACCAATGGGATTTCTCTTGGTACGAATGACCTTAACCATATTCGGTCTTTTCAGTTTATTCCGTATGACAATGGTTTTACCACTGAGGGGCAGGTATACTGGGATGTAGACGACCATACCCTTACTCTAATTCCCGACTTGCCTGCGAAGTTGCAGGTAGGGCAAGAGCAGTGGATAAGAATAGTAAATAAACATGGATCGACGATTTCTAATGGGTGTGTCGTAAGTTGTATTTCTGCGTCGGGGAATAGGATTTCAGGTGCTCTTGCTGATGCCGATAATCCTTTGAGAACGCGAGTACTCGGCATTGCAACTCATAACATTACCAATAATCAAGAAGGTATCGTTACTTCTTACGGATTGGTAAGGGAACTTAACACTTCTATGTTCGAAGAAGGGGCGTTACTTTATCTATCAACAAATGCTGGAGCGATCACCACCAATTACATTGGTGAAGGGCAGACTGCTCCTTTGATTATCGGTAGGTGTGTAGTTTCGCACAATAATCAGGGGGTTATCTTCGTTGCACCTTCTCCGAAAGAGACTGATCCTCTAGCCACAGCCCTTCTTTCTTCTGGGTTAGCAAACCTTATCTTAACTAATAGTGTTGCAACCAATTGGTTTAACATTTCCGAAGTTGGGGAGTCTAATCTTGTTTTGAGATCGATCATCTACTATCAGTCAAACTACTACACCAATGAACTGATGAGGGTTCCATGATTACATCCCATAAGTATCACGACGACATTCAGGGCATCCTTCAGACAGCCCTTGCTGGCGTTACCACTTATACGCCTAGGCAATACCGTTCCACTGGTATAGTGATGCCGCACATTGCGCGTGACGATGTTTTCTCTATGGTCTTTCAGATGCCCCACCGCAAATCGCTCGGTACACCTATCGATTCGGTCCACCTTCACTTCATCCCTATTGCGGCTGCTGCTGGCGATATTCAGATCAGCTATGCGTGGGGTTGGTATAATCACAACGACGAGATTCCTGCCTCGCTCCCCAACACCAATACTATCACGATTACGTTGGCAAGCGCGGATCAGTATAAACAAAAGATCAATACTATTATTACTAACCTTTCCGCGCCGACGAACGAGGTTTACTCTTCTATTCTTTACGTGAAGCTTATCCGCTTGTCTGCTGGGGACACGTGGGGCACTGGGGAGATAGCTCTGGCCTATATGGACGCTCACTTTCTGTCTGACCGTTTTGGTAGCTACAACGAAACCACGGATTAACGTATGATTCACATCACTTTCAATACCAGAGCCGAGATTCATACCCCAGTTGTCACGCAAGATGAAGCTGGTGGCGAAGTCAGCACTTTTGCTCTTGCCGCTTCTGTACCTTGTAGGATTTGGTCTCTTCAGGGTGAGGAACAATCGAAGCTCTTCTTGAAAGAGACAGTCTTCAGCACTCATAAGCTAGCGATGCTTCCCAACTCTGTGGTGACTTCAAAATCGCGTGTTGTTAATGGGGGGCGGACTTTTGATGTCCTCTACGTGGATCAAAAGCATGGCATGACACACCACACCGAGCTATGGATGAGACTTCGTGAGTAGGTTTGTTGATTGTTCGTTTATACGGAGGCGGATAAAGCCCACGGGGGTTAGGGCTTTGCTTGCTACTATGACCTCTGCGCGTAAAGGAATAGGCATCAAGGTCAAGATCGAATCCGCAGCAGTAGGTGTGGCCCTTACTAGGGAAATGAAACGAAGGGTCGAAAGAGCCGCGCAGGAAGTAGTTGATAGAATCCGTGCGAGTATGGAAGAACACATGGACGATCAGGAACATTCGTCCCCCGGAGAACCTCCCTACGTTAAGACGGACACTCTTAGGCAATCAATCACCTATCAAATGACCGGAAAAGGAACTGCGGTTGTCGGGCCTGATCCTGACTTCGTAGGATTTGATGACAGGGGGAACGCAAAAGTTGTCGGAGATTACGCGGAGTTACTGGAGTTTGGCGGCGGAAAGATTCAGCCAAGGCCGTATATGACTCCGATCTTAGGCGACATTTCAGTGAGTAATAAAGTCCTAAGAATCATCAAGACAGGAAAACGATGAAACCTCTCTTTGTCGCATGTATGACCGCTTACAACGGAACCTCCGCTGCCGCCGTTGCCCTGAGAGCCGCCAATCTTGGAGGGTTACACCAAACCAGAGCCCCTAAAGGTACGGCAAGTCCTTACATCGTGATGACTCTTCCGGCGAGTTCTGTATGGAAAACTGCCGGAAACAATGTCACTTTCTTCAAGGGGATTCTCCGACTAACTATCTCCAGTGACATTTCTCCAACTTCTCCGTTGGATATTGCGGAACTTGCCAAGACTTTGTTTGATAATGTCTGCCTTAGTGGCGCAAGTTTCAGTATGGTGTACTGTCATAGAACGTTTGAAAAACAGCTTGACCCCGGTGAAAATCTGTGGCAATATGTTATTCACTATGAGGTACTTCTTCAGAGTGTGTAATCGAAAGGGCTAAATCATGGCTATCTCTGGTGTTAAGGGTGCTGTTTCTTTCGCTACCGGAACGGTGAGCGAACTGAAAAGCTGGAACGTTGCAGTCGCGTCCGATGAGGTCGAGGCTGGACACAACGCTGGCTGGAAAGTTTTCGTCAAGGGCCTGAAGTCCGCTTCTGGTTCCTTCGTCTGCACTGGCTCGCATATTCCGTCGCTCTCTGATTGCTTGGTCGCAGTCAGCCTTACGATGGCATCGACGGATGGTTGCGCTGCTGGTGATGCCTTCGATGTTTCGATCTCTGGCTCTGCCTTTACGACTAACTGGCAGGTCGAGACTCCTTCGGATGGTGTGGTTCAGTACACCTGCGACTTCCGCTTCAGCGGTGTCGTTACGATCAATTTGAATCCGTCCTAGTCCCCAGCCCTAGAGGCGGGGGTAGTCCTCCCCTACCCCCGCCTCGCCTAAGTTTGAGAATCAACATAATGAGGTAGATAATGAGAATCCTGCTCCATACGGTCCCTCCGACGAATCCCACTGGTTACGGACAGCAAGCCAAGCTCTTGCTTCCACGACTCGCAGAAAAGCACGATGTTGCCTGTGCCTCTACTGTCGGCACCCTCACTCCGATAATGTGGAACGACATTCCTATTTACCCCACTCACGCACTTGTTAAAGATTATGGCAGTAGGTATATTCGGCAGCACTACAAGCACTTCAACGCCGATGTTTGTCTCTCCCTTTTCGACATCTACAATCTTGAGCATGAAGCTTTTGGTCAACTTCCGAACTGGGTTGTGTGGGCAGTCATCGATGGCTGGCCTCTTCATCCTCTGACCGCTAGGGGCCTCAAAGGAACTAAGAAGGTTCTGGCGATGTCCAAATTCGGTAAGGAAGTCCTCACGCATGCAGGGTTCCCTAGCACGTATGTTCCTCTGGCTTTTGATCCCGAGGAATACAATACGTCGCTTTCCAAAGAAGACGCCAGAGATATTCTCAGCCCTCTCATCAAAACAGAGTTGGGAGAGCGTTTCGTTGTTGGTGCGGTCTTCGCGAACATCATCGCTATGCAGGATCGGAAGAATGTTTGCGCGATGTTCGAAGTGTGGGCTAAGTTCATCAAGACGCATCCTGATGCTCTGCTGATGATTCATTCCACAACCAATTCCTCAACAGGTGGGTTCAATCTTCTTCGTCTTCGGGATTTCTTCCAAATCCCTGAGAAGAATCTCATCTTCTCTCCGCAGTATATGTACGACTGCGGCATGTTGGGGATCGAGTACTTGATGCCTTTCTACTCTTCTTGTGATTTCTACCTGAACACAAGCAAGGGTGAGGGCTTTGGTGTGCCTCTGATTGAGGCTCAGGCTTGCGGAACCCCTGTCATCGCCGCGCAGAACTCCGCTTGCACGGAACTCATCAAGTCTGGTTTCGGGATTCCTTGCACCAATGTCATGGATAATGCCGAAGTCTTCTGGGGACATATCGACAAAGGTGCGGCAGTGAAGATTCTTTCTGAGGCTTTCGAGCATCGGCAGGATTACGATCCCGAAAGTGTCCGCGCCCAAGTTTCAGAGTTTGAGGCTGATAATGTAGTAACAAAGCTGCTCGCAGCTATCGAGGTCTGATATGATCGACTTCAAGAACATGGTCAATACTCCCATCACCCTGAAGCTTGGTGATCGGGAATTTCAGGCGCAGCAACTCTCCCTTCGTGACCTTTTCGCTTCTTTCGAGAAGCTCGTCACTGATCGCGAGTTTTCGAATGCCCAGCGCATTGCAGCAACGCTTTCCGGTGCGGAAAAGGTGGAGTTTCTCCAGAGGGTTTGGCGTGAGCTTCCTACGGGCTCCGCTCTGATGGAAAAGGTGCAGGAGGAATTCCGCACGCTGTCTGGTGTGCAGAGGATCATCTGGATGGGTGTTGTGAAGATGCACCCTGAGATCACTCTGGCCGATATCGAGGCTCTGGTGACAATCGAGAACCTCAACGAACTCACACCTTGGATTGAGTACCTTTGCGGCTTGAAAAAAAAGACGGAAGTTCAACAGTCTCTAGCGGGAGCCTCTCCGACGTTGACTGGGGATTAACCTTCGCCTTTCTCGGTAAGTTTTACGGAGGGTGTGAGCCGGAAAAAATCGCGGCTCTCACCCTCCCGCAGTTTATGGAATATGCCGAAGGCATGGTGAAGTGGCTTGAACTTCAGGCAGGAAAAGAGTATAAAAAGGGTGGTTCTAAGTCGTCTGGTGACTCTAATTCGTCCTTCATTACTTATATGAAGTTGCTAGCGCAGCAAACTGGAAAGAAGCAGTTTAGCTTAAATGACGTTAGCGGGGCAATCGGATCATGATTTCCATTGGTGCATTAGGCATTCAAATCGGGGCAGACTGGTCGCAAGCCAAGGGAGCTTTAGACAAGTTAGTCACACGCGTTAATCATACCGAAAATAGGATGCTGGCTCTTGGTCGCCAGATGTCTTTCGCGTTTACTGGGGCTCTTACAGCGGCAGGGTATAAGGCAGTAAAATCATTTGCTGCTCTTGATACCGCAATGCGGAACGTCAATACTCTTGCGGGAGTCTCTGAAAAGACCCTCAAGAGTTATACCGAAGTTGTTATGAAGCTGTCTCGGGAGTTTGGTAAGCCTCCCGAAGACCTTGCCAAAGGTTTGTATGATATCACTTCAGCCGCATTCTTCGGTGCGGATTCCTTGGAGATTCTCCGAGTTGCAGCTCTGGCGTCACGCGCCGGGTTGACCACTACTGCGGCTGCTGCCAAAGTTCTAGCAAGTACTTTGAACGCTTATACGATGAGCGCGCAGGATGTCGAAAAAGTAAGCGATCACATGCTCGCCACAGTTAAGTGGGGTATTATTACCTTTGAGGAACTTGCCGCCCACATGGGCGATGTCATGGCGAATTCTGCCGCTGCTGGTGTTTCCATTGGTGAAGTTTCCGCAGCAATGGCTACAATCACCCGTGCTGGTTTTACTTCTGCGAGTGCCGCCTTTGCCTTATCTTCGATGATGCGAGCCTTCATCAAGCCCGCCGGAAAGTTTATTGATAAGATCAAGGAAGCTGGATACTCTTCTGGTTCGGCAATGATTCGTGCAAAAGGTCTCGGAGGTGCTTTTAAGTGGTTACAAGGTGTGACCCATGGTTCCGCAGAAGAGATCGGGAAGCTAAAGTTAGATATCCGCGCTATGCGTGCGGCAATGAGCCTTACGCGAAATGATGGCAGAGAGTTCGCAGCGGATATGCAGAGAGTTGGTACTTACTCCAACGTTGCCGGAATGACGCAACGAATGTTTGCGGAACAAACTAAATCTCTTGGTTTCGTCCTCGATAGAGTAGCTCAAAGCCTCAAGGCGTTTTGGATCGATTTAGGGCAACATCTTGCTCCTGTCGTGCGACGTGCCGCAGATCAGATTGATAGATTTTCTAACGCTTTTGCCAAGATTCCGTCCAAGGTAAAAACAGCCGTGGTCAGTTTTGGCGTCTTTACAGCTTTCGTGGGGCCAGTTCTAGTTATCATGGCCCTTTTTTCTAAGTTTAGGGTTTTTCTTATGGGATTCCCTATGCTGTTTGCCTTATTTGGCTTCAGTCTTGTGAAAAACGTACTTGGAGTAATCCTCCGTATTCTCTTCCCTCTTACGCTTTTAACAACCAGCTTTTCGAAGTTATGGGTAGTTATTGCGGGAGGGAAAATAGGGGCAGCTTTTGCCGCATTAGGAGCTATTGCTGTGGCTAAGTTTGCAATCATAAAGGCGGCTCTTGGTTTGGCTGTCGTGAGATTTGTGGCTTTTCGAGCGGTGCTTGGTCGTCTCGCAGGGGTAATGGCTTTTCTTGGCTTCTCCAAGGTTGCCGGAACATGGCGACACATGACCGCGCCTATGCGAGTTCTCGGCGGAAGTGCCGTCAAAGCAGTTCTGAAGATGTTAGCATTTCTCAGTTTGAAAGGTCTTGCCTCTCTTCTCAAGCTGATTGGCTTAATGCTTCTTCGGCTCGGTTTTCTTCTTGTGAAACTCACGTTAATGTCCATTCCGATCATGGCAATTACCACTTTGATCTATGCACTAGGTTCAGGAGAGGGTTTTGTTGAGAGGATGACCTCTGGTTTCAAGAATATCTGGAAAATAGTTAAGGCTACCTCTGAGAAGATCAGAAGTTGGTGGGAGTTCCGTGGTGCGCCTTTTGCCAAAGCCCTCGGGAGTACTCTTGGTGACGCCTTTAAGATGGCAAGTGAGAAACTTGACTTCAAGAAGACGTTAATGATGGTTTACATCCTTTTGAAGGGGCTGGTCAAATCTCTAGCGGATCTACTAATCTCTATTTTCGCAGCTTCTAAAGGTATTTTCATCGGGCTCGGTAAGCTGATGGCAAATGCCTTTACTGCGGATATTTTACGGCTTAACTTGCCCGGAATGACCGCAGCAAGGGCTTTTGTTGCGAAGCCTCTTCTCCCATCTAGTGTAAAAAGCGAGATCGCCACGGCCCATCGATCCTCTGCTGATCGTAGGCAAATCAAAGAGTTCCGAGAGGCTTTCTTAGACGCGAATTCTTTTGAAGACAGGATGTGGGAGGAAACCTCACGGATCATAGAGAAAGCTAAGAGACTGAAAGAGTCCAACGTTTCTTTAGACTACCCTTCACCGGAACCTATAGACGTAGGTAGAAAGTTTGTAGCTTCTCAAAGAGAAGCGGTAGCAGCCAACAAAGAACGCGCAAAAATGTTGCGCGAAACTTTCACTCAACGTTATGGTTTTGATCCTATCCTGTCAGAGGAAGAGACAATTGGGAGTAAAGTTACTGCTGCCTTGGAGAAGTCGGGAGTTGGTGCGAACTCGGCTATTCAAGTAGGTAAGGCAGTTACTAAAGCTATCGAGGATTCGCTTAGGTTAAATGAAACTCTCGGTCTTAAAAGAGACCCCAGTGACTTCGTTACTCAGGTTCTCGACGAAGCCCTTATTAAAAACTTAGGTGATAGCGGGGCTTCCGAGGTTGTTTCCCAAGTCATTGATGCTTTGCGGCAAGCTGGTGTTGAGGCAACTCTTCAGGTTGCTTTGACGGAAATGAAAGGCGACATCAAGAAGAGCGTTGCAAACTTTGGTGAGGGCTTTAAGGCAAATATGGCGGAAGCTCTGGACGAAATCAGTGCGCTGAATCCGGATATCCCGAAAGATTATTTCAGGGAACTTCTGTTCGGGCGATTTGCAGGGAATCAGGAAGCAGCTAAGGCATCTGCCGAGATAAAGAGAAAAGTTGCTATCTTCGGTGAGACAATCGGAGCGGTTGCCGAAGATCGGGCTCAAGCCTCTCCGCTTGGGGATTACAGTAAGACTGAAGCAGCAATGGGGCCTTTCTACCAGAGATTCCAAGTTCTCTTTGCAAAAATGAGGGCTATGGGTATCTCTAAGGAAGCTATCGACTCCTCTCAAGCTGTTCAAGGTCTTTCCCAAGAGTTCGAAAAGAAGTTCGGTTTTGCGATCACTGCAAACACTCTCCCTACCGGAATACAGAATCAGATTGCCCAAGAAAAGTTTCTTGGGAAGAAGACCGCTGAAACTACTCTTTCTGGTACTGCTGCCAAGATACGCGAAGTCTTCTCCGCTATTTTCCCTGCGTTTAGCAGCAAAGAAGGTCTAGCTAAACGACGCTCTGAGTTCGAGGAGTCTTTGCAGAAGAAGTTCCCCGGAGAGGGGCCTAGTGTTACTTTTAATCGACAGCAGGCTCTTGCAGAGTTTGATGAGAGGGAGAAGAGAAAAGGAGCCGCTCTTCAGAGGTTTGTTCCGGGCTCAAAGAGCTTCAACAACTGGTTTGCGAACATTCCTCTTGATAAACTCCTAGAGCGTTTGTTGCAGATTCAGTCTTTAGAGAATGTTCTTCCTAACGCTATTGCTAAGAGTGCAGAAGAGAATGCAAAACTTAACGAGTCTTTGGCAGAAACCAAAGACACAATGATTGAGATCGCCAACGTTGCTGGCGGCGCGGGTCTCTATGAGTTCTTGCAATCCCTTTCTGCGGGATTTATGAATGGAGTGCCTAGTCCCTATCTTTCTGTTGGCGGGGCTGGCACTTCTGGGATTCCCTCTAATAAAGGCCCAGAGTTTGATCCGGAAGACAATCTCGGTGATATTAACAAGAATACGGCTGAGATCGCTGCGGCTCTAAATAAGGGTGGCGGCGTCTTCGCGTAGAGGATTTTATGGCTATCGTTACCCCTACAATTCCAATCGCTGAGTGCAAGGAAATCGAAGGTAAGTGGAACCTTACTGTCGATGATGAAGGTGGCGTTACAGCTACCCGTGTCTTCCTCAAGAGCCTCAAATGTGGAAAGCAAGCCGGATTTGACCAAACTCTTCCTACTATTCGTTCTCCTCTTGGTTATCCTCAACCGTGGATTGACGGGACTTCAAGTTCCATGCTAGCGTTGCCTATACCTAGTGGTTCCCCTCTTTTTACAACTTGTATTCTCCGATCTATTGATGTAGGAATCGCTCAAGACGATCCTTCTTGTGTGCAGTACACTTGTAAGTACGAAACTAGAAAGAGAAACTCTGACGATGACGAGGAACAGAAAGAAGCGGATTGGCAAAAGTCTTTCACTATCGGGTTCACCGCTGATACTATTGACCTTTCTGATTGGATGTTCAACTCTGGTTCTGAGACTGGCGGGGCTTCGAAGATTCCGTGGGATGATGCGAGAAACTTCTTCAGGAACTACATTGTTTGGGCGAACCCTATTCGTGATAGATATTCCCCCAATCCCGCCCCTCTGAGTAATGTCTCGATCTGGAAAGGTGGAGGAACAAACAAAGGGAAGATTTGGGCTCCTGTTCTCACGGGAACCGTTACTGTTATCAAGCATTACCGCGATTTCGATGACATTCTTGAGCGCATGGCGAACGCCGCACAGAGTTGTAACGAAGCAACGATCTTCAAGATGCCTCCTGAAACAGTAATCTACGAAGGTGGAAATCTTGATCCCGTTTTCGATGCCCAAGGAAACCTTCGATACAAAGGTACGCACAACTTTTCCATCAAGTATATCTGGAAAGATGCTTGGGGAAGAACAGGGGCGAATGCAGTTCTTGACGCTACGAATAACATCGGTGGTTGGAATCACTACTTGCGTCCTGACGGCTGTTATGATCGCCGGAAGCTGAAGACAGGCACTACAGAGGAATCTGCCACGTTTGAGGATTACACGGCGTTTCCTCCGCAGAACTTGGCAAAAGTCCTCAAACTATCTAACAAGGAATCTGAGTGAAGACGCCTGCCGAGTCTGGGATAATTCCGGCCATCCCAAGCACCCAACGGTTTTTGGTTCGGGATGACCACAATGCTCTGATTGCCTCTGCAAACAGAAGCAACCTTACGTTTTTCAGCCCTACTGATTTCGAAGTTGCAATCAAAGGGGGGATGAAAGTCATCTCCCTTTTGACGCCTCCGTCCCGCAGAGGGTCTGGGACAATGGATCTTAGCCTCTTCGGATTTGGTCTTGTTTCGATGGAAGAAGGTCCGACTGTTTACCGTGTTTACCTGAGAGAATCCTATGTCATGGGATTCAACCAATTTGTGAAGATTCCGGGAGCCTCATTATCGCCTAATCAGAACTGGGACTTAACTTCTGGGAGTGTCCTTGTCGGAGGGGCTCCGGCGGCTCGGCATATCATCTATGCCGAAGGTACGGTTTCTCCTTTGACGGGTGCTATTGCTTCATCTTCTGTTCCTGCTAGTACCTTCACCGGGCACACCACTACCCATTGGCGTATGCCTCTGTACGAAGTCTTCGTTTATGGAAGCTCTATTTGGTACTCTAATTTGCATCTCGGCGTTGTGGATCTGAAGTCATGGCTAGGCCCTTAATACTCCTTCTGTTCGCTTCTACGGCATGCGCTCAACTCGACCCCTCTGTCGAGTTTCTGCCTTATGCAGAACTCACGAACATTGCAGAAAAACTCCACGCAAGGCAAGAGGCTACGTTTTATGGTGTGAGTGTTACGAATCTCCCTTCATCGGGGATTAACCACACAAACCGTCTTTACTACCGGCCATTGACGGTCTTCACCCAGCCTGTTACGCTTCCTTATGCTATCTCCAATGGGCAGACGTGGGTAAGAGTAGCGAACCCTGACGTAAACTACCCTACCCTCACTGACGCAGAGCGGAGAGATCCTGTTACTAACGTCACGGCCATCCCCGACAGGGCTGCAACCTATACTGAGGAAGGGTATTACTATTCTCAGTACCTTTCCAACATAACAGAGGAAGTGCTTCTTGGCCCTTCGATCCAAGATTACACTGAGGAATATGTCCCTGTTCTCACGAATACCGCCGGGGCCTATCGGGATGTTTATTTCGAATCTCGTTACACTTTCATTGACGGAGCATTCTGGACTAACAAGAACTCCACGTATGTTTCCAATTACAACCTCACCGCTCCAGAGTGGTACTGGATTTATGAAAGCCCGCCGGGTACTTTCGTAACGAACGCTTATCGCCCGTCCCCGATCTTTTCTAACTACTTCACTCAGGCAGATGCTAAGTTTGACGAAGGGCACCCAGAGTTTGGTACGGTAACTCTTAGGAATTCCACGAATGTCATGGTAGTGATCGCCACGAACTTCGCTTGGACTTCCCAGCAGCCTACTGTCGATGGAGACACTGAAGGAATAGTAGACTATCTCTCTTGGTCTAACATGGCGGCAATAGACTACGAGATTTCTGCGTTGATCCCCTACTTCTTAGATGACTCCCAAGCCTCTGGTGGGTCTTTTGATACCTATCTCAATCAGTCTTCTCAACTATGGTCTTGGGCCGACACTAGCTACTACGATGAAGAGTTTACACTCATTGAACAAGGAGAGTGGACAAACACTACAGTGTACTACACAGCCCTTCCTTTTATGACACTAGAGAAGGTTCTTACGCAAGCGAATGTTGGAACCACTCTTGTCTCGATAGCGAAAAACCAAGAGCCATATACTAACATCGTTTACGGCTGGGAAGTTGCCGATTACGATGCTTACTACGTCACGAACTTCTATGCTGCCGGAAACTTTATCTCCACCAGCAAAGTCGCATCCTTTACAAGGACTGCCAAAGTCGATACTTACGAGAAGGCTTTAGCGAGCTTGGAGTTTATCTACGCTGGCACTGATGGCATTTACAATACAGTGCGAGTAGGGAATGCTAAGTCGTATGGGGACTTCGAAGAGTATCTCTATAACGCAACGCATCCGGGTTTCACGAATGCTATTTATCTTCCGTCTATGCCCATCCAAGACCTTGGTACTGGGTATCTTCTGTTTGAAAGAGCAACTACCAATACCGCTATTCCTACTTTTGATGTAGCTGTTACGGCATCTGTTCTTCGAGCATTCACCGGGCCGTATGTTACCCTAGAGTCGGAGACTTTCTCTTCTACTGTTTCTAGCTCCACCAACTCTGTTGCAGATACACTTTGCCAATCTGTTTCCTTGGGCTCAGGTTTCGAAACTCTTGAGCTTGTGGACGAGACCAACACTCTTATCGGGTCTTCTATTATCTGGAAGCAAAAAGCTAGTGCCCCTTCCTACGGAAGTGTCCCTGCTTATTGGATGAGCCGATCATTCTTCAATGAGAGGTTGGCGGCTCTTGAGGAACTGAAGTGGACTTATGCGTCGTCTTCCCAAACGCTCGCCACGAACGATACTTATGAGTTTGTTGACCCTACTAAATTGTTTTCCACCAGCACCGTTCTTAACATAAACAAAACGTATGACAATAGGAAGAAACCCAGCGATCCGGACTATGTTGACAGTACCAATGTGCAGGTCGTCGTAGATTGCGGAAACCCTCTGGCGGAAGATTACAATACGACGAGAGGCCCGAACTACCTCGACATTTATGTAAACTCTAAGGGCCAAGCAGTAACTACCAACCTTACGCATTATCTTCCGTATCATATTACAGAGTACGGCAACTTCACTGAGTATCTTCTCACGCTCACCTACTCACAAAGGTACGAAGGCGGCGGAAGATATGTTTCATCCAACGGCAGAAGCTCAGATAACGACCTTCTGGATGATTGGAGTCTTGTTTTTACCAAGAGCAAATCCTTTGGTGATTATGCATTGCCGAATCTTTCTGACCGTCTTGCTTGTTCTGTTGAAATGTACTCCAAGCCGACTAGGCTTTCTCCCCTTGCAGTAACCAATGGTTTCCTTCCTTACGAGAAAACAGCGGACGCTTACTACTCAGTGAATATCGACCCTTACGGGGGCGAAGGCTGGGGTGCCCCTACTGTCGAAGCCGGAACCCCTTTCACGAACATTCTCAATAGCACGGAGTCTGAACCCAACTATAGAAACGTTGGTGTTACAGCAAAAGCCAAAGGGGCCACTACTGCTGTTATCACCCCAACCTCGCTTCTTCCTACTACCCCACCCGATCCTGTAGTTGCTACTATTCGGGATCTTGAGTCTTCAGAGACCTATGCAGGATTCTACATGGAAATCCCAATGGTCGCCTCTCCTTATGAGGAAGAGTATTTCATCCCTGATACTTGGTTAGTAATCGAGGCGTCTACTTCTGTTGTGGAAGATGTTGAGTTAGTAGGGACTTCTGTTACTTCTGCCCCCGGCCTTTTTGTATACTCTCCTGTTACCTTTACAGAACTCTCTTCTGAGATTTCTAACCAAGGAACGCCCAGCACTTACTACTATAATACGTATGCCTTTACAACGAATATCGCATCTACGAATACTGGACCGTTTACGCGCACTCTTTACGTCGAAGATTACATTAACGAGGAACAGGTAAACTTCACTTGGGAGTATACCTTTACTGAGGATCAGAAGTCATATCGAGCAGATTGGTCTTACCAAATGGAGACACCCTTCTCCGTTATTAAGTGGACTTTCTGATTTTGGTTGACCTATTCTCCCCTTCTGTTATTCTTTACCTATGAACTCCCGACTTGTTTACGACCTCATTGTCGATGTCGAAACCTTTACCGTGAAGAATTCCGACGGTACTGCCCTCGATGGTTCCCTCACTTTCTGGCGGGGCACTCAGGTTTTGATGAAGGTAACTTTCCAGAAAACGGACCTGACGGCATTCGACCTCCCAACAGGGACGGTTTTCTACTTCGGTATTGACAATGAATATACCGCAGGAAAGGCGGATATTGTTTCCAGCCTTCATAGCCAGTTCAACATCGCAGGAGACTGGACTTTCGACCTCGCTACTGGAAAAGTCTGCTGGCGGGTGAACATGAACACCAGCGAACTCCGCACCGCCATAGGTACGGGGGCCAACCTCGGGGCCTTCGCAGCCTTGTGGGCCACGCCTCCGGGTGAGTCGCCTTACCTTCTCTTCCATATCCCCATCATCGTCTCGAACATTGCCGTCGAAGTGGGCTCCCCTTCGGCCAACCCTCTCCCCTCTTACGCTTCTCTGGACTACGTGAACAATCTTTTCGTCCCGAGAATTCCCACGAATGCGAAGTGGAGATTCACGGACGACGGAAGATTTCTTCTCTTCAATAGTGTTACGGGAAAATACCATGAGTTTTTCCCGAACGGAATCGAAGGATCGGTTACTGGCGATTGGGGCGCGGGAGAAACCTGATGAAAAAACTGCTCGTTTTGCTGGCTTTTTTATCTGCAATCGATTGCAGATTGGACGCGGCTACTCTCGTCAACTCTGGGACAAGCTCTGTAGGCTCAGTTTTTGCTGTTGTCGATGGCCTTGTTACCAATGCCTCTACAGGTAATGTCTATGTTGTCTACGGCGGGGCCGACGCCGGGGAGGACTTCGAGGCTTGGGACGGGAACTCTCTTGTAGGAAGCATGGCTACAGGTACGGTTAGCCACTATCTCTACGGGCTGAAGCCTTCGAGTAACTACTACTTCAAGCTGCTGTTCACCAATGCCCCCGAATATGGATGGTCTTCCATCTCGAACTTCGCTACTCTTGCTTCTACGTATACCAATGCTGCGAGTACGTCTTCTACTAGGGCAGTTACGGTTAATACTAACTCTGGTTTAGTGTTCCCTCTTGCGGAGGCTTTTTCGCGATCTAATGGGTTCGCAATGTTTGCAGATGTCTCGGCCTCTGTCACTGCTTCTTCGGCTGGGAGTTATCCTCTTGCTTGGGGAAATACAGCTAGTGGGCTTGCAGCTACCGCAATGTCTGCGGTGATTAATACAGGCGGTGCTGCTAGGGTCTATACCTCTCTGGCCCACGACACTAATGCAGTACAGCAACTTGAGATTGCAAACCACACACAATCAATCGAAAGAGTGTTTTGGGTCAGTGCTACTGTCGGAGACGCCACCTATACTACGAACTCTTATGTAGGCAGTATTACGGTTACACCCAACGGGGCGATTTGGAGTCTCGATGGTTGGTCAACTACGAACGATTTCATAGGTGGCACCTATACTGCCACTAATGGCAAGTCTGGTAACGGCCCTGCCTTTGTCCTTCTTGGGGAGACTAATTGGTGGTGCTTCTGGTATCAAGCGGGGTTGATTTGGTATCTCGCAAACGACGGGAATAATATGTATCAATCGCAGACGGCTATCATGGATAGCCCTGCGGATACCTATGTTGCAACTGACGCGCAGTATGAGGGTTCTCCTACGGTCAGTCTCGACGTAGCTTGGGAGGCTATCATTGTCACCAATGCTCCTGTTATTACCTATACCACCAACGCTCTTTCTTCCACGGATTATAGCAACCTCTTGGCTCAGGTCGCAACGCTGGGCACCACTTACGCCGCGCCAACGTCAACAGTCGCGCTGGTGGCAGACTACGCCACATCGGCGGGCTTCGCGACCAATGCAGGGTATGCAACATCGGCTGGTTATGGCACCAACTCTGGTTATGCGGCGTCCAGCGGCTATGCCACGAACGCTGGCATCGCGGCGACGGGGACCGTGGCGCTGGCGCTTGTGCCGGGCGCGACGGGGGACGGCGGGAGCCTGACGAATATCACGGCAGCGAAGGTTGGGGCAGTTAAGTGCAATATAACAGATTCCAACTGGCCTGATCGCCTTATGGTTTCCGTACGTATTCCTTCTGCTACTGTTGCTGCAAACACAAGCTCTGTCGGATCTATCGCTTTTGCAGATATGTGGCCCGGTGGGCTGTATACAAATATTAGTAGGATAGCTTTCCAGCTAGAGTACAATACAAACAATCTGATAGACCAAACCACCTACTATACCACAGGAATGGCTTGGCGTATCTATGCTGGTTGGTCTGGTGGAGGAAACTCAGCGGGATTCGGGGCATTCAACTACTTCACAAACACCGCGTATACTGCTATGGCAAATCCCTATCTCAGGGCGCAAACCACCAATATGGTTCCTGTTGGTTCTGCTATTCCTGCGGGTCCGGGGAATGGCACGGCCCCGGTGTATATGTACTTCCAGCTTCTTAACATGGGTCCGAATATCGTTACCAATGCTGGTGGGCTGTTCATACTAGAGCTTCAAAAATAAGGAGCCTTATGCGATCACTTCCTATCGTTGCTATTCTGCTTTCTGGGTGTGCTACCTTCCATGATATGAGGAATGAGCCCTATTTCTCAAAGTTGCAGGGCATTGACGAGAGCAGAGTCAAATCTGCTATGGCATACTGCGAGCAGAAATCTGGCTGGAAGTGGGGCTTCCAGAAGATCGCCGTTCGCGTGTATGTAAGAGAGACGACAGCATGGTCCCGACACTTCCAACGGCAAGTTGCTACACTTGCTAGTGGGAACGTGGGAGAGTTCCGAGGGAGTAGAGAGATAGCTAATATCGACCTTGCGAAACACGTAGATGGCTTCCTCCCCGAGGAACATCTAGTGCATGAACTCGCGCATGCTCTTGCAGCGAACAAAACAGGTTCTCCAAGCCTTCCACCTGAGTGGAGGACTTGGATTCTCGGTTGGCATTCTACGTCTTCCGGACTGACTCAATCCTCTGACCTGATCGAAGCCCCAATGCCTGTTGAGGCTGTAGATATCGATATCAAGTCTTGGTACACTAAGCTGGCAAAGTTTCTTTCAAAGTATTCTTGGGGCCGTGCTTACAATGCCAAGAACTTTTGTAGTAAGTACGGGCATACCGGAACGCCTTGTGTGATGTGCGGGTATGTTTATGTCCCGCCACCCCCGCCGCCGACCCCGGACCCTCCGACACCGCCGCCTACCCCCAATCCGCTCCCTGTAGATAAGCAAGGCGACCAGAACTTCCTCTGGAAAGAGACGAGTGAAACTACAGGAAGACCTGTAGTTCTAATTCCGGCGAAGTACAATGGTGAAATCGTCCGATTAACTGTCGCCCGAGATCGGACGTTGACTGAAGTATACGAGATTCGAACCGTTAAGACACCGACGACAGACCCAAAGGCCAATGGGAATCGCTCACATTGGTTTCTCGGAACAAATCCTTCGGGTACTGGCGTTGTTGCCATCGAGTTGAAAGACGGCAGAGTTATCGGTTGGAATATCCCGAATTTCCGACAGAGAAAAACGCTGGCCCAAGAGTCTTGGGTTGACTGACGCTCCTTTTTTCGGTATAGTTCCTTTGTGGTAAGAATCCTCGAATGGATTTGAGAAGACTTTGCGATTGCCGGAGGTTCTATGGCCCAAAGAGTAAAGAAAGAAGAGCATGGACCTTATCCTCATCCTCAGTGCGAGTTGATGTTTAAGACCGTAATCGATCAAGTCGTTGTGAGGATTACGGAAACCATCAAGACTCTTCTTGCGGAGGCTTTCGTTGATAGGGATCGTCGGCTGACTGAGGTTGAGAAAGACCTCTACGGGAATGGTGTTGACGGTATCAAGACCCTCACCCACGACCTCCATGAGTGGCGAACAGATCAGACCAGACTTACCGAAGAGAGGCTTCGGGAAAAGAGAGCCACGCATCGTATGATTGTGGGGATAACAGTCGGTAACGTTGTTATGCTATTGGCAATGCTCGTCAATACTGTTATCATCTTCACCAAGATGCAAGATCACATGCGGGATGCCGAGATTCACCCTCGTATTTTTGTAGATGCAAACAGACCTTTAGTGTTCACGGACGTAACGAATAAAGGGCAGATCACGGTGATTCCTCGCACAAAGACTGAGGTTTTCCATGACCGACAAAACTGAAACCTCCGATCAATTTTTTGCCGCTCTGAAAGTTGCGATCTCCGCTTCCCTGTTGGCCGCAGCGCGTTACCTAGCTGCAATCATTGCAGCTTGGATGGTGGGGCTTGCTAATAGCAGTGAGTCTTGGTCGAAAATTATCGACGACAGCCTAAAGCAGCCGGAAACGTGGACCCTTGCTATTTGCGGAGTTATCCTCGCTGTTTATCGAGCTTCAGTCGCTTGGAAAAGAAATAAGAAGCTTCTTCTTTCCGCAAAGAATGCTTCCTTTGAGAAGTTCAGGCTTCAGAAGGACACCAAGTATGGTGTTGATGGGCTCACTAAGTTAGGGGAGTTTGACCTCCCTTTTCTTAACTACAAGGATGGGGTTTTCACAGCAAAGGCGGGTTTTGAGTGGGACGGTTGTAGTTTCAAGTACGCTTTAGGGCCTTTCGTTTCTGGTATCAGCGATGGGCCTCTTGGCCCTGATGGATTGCCAATTACGTGGATGTCTTCTTTGAAGCATGACCAAGGCTACGCGAACATCGTTTACCTCTCGAAGTTCTTCGGAATGTCGCCATGGACTGTGAAGGCTTTGCTTGACGAAGAGTTCAAGCGCAATCTTGAGGCCGTTGGGTTCGAGTATGCGAAAACGTACTACAAGGCAGTGCGTTGGGTAGGTTGGATTATGGTGCTTATGCACATCTGGGAGAAGAAATAATGAACATCATCCGTAGTTCGATTCTGGTTCTTGCCATCGGCTTGGCGACTGGTTGCGCGTCTCGGGATGGGAAGATGCATTCCCCTTTCACTGGTGTAAGTGTTCACAAGGCTTACGCTCTTGCGGAGGCTGACGGATGGACTCGGGTGGACGAAGCCAATGGATCGCGGGTTTGGGTTCGCACTGAGATTCTCGCCCCGATCAATCAGCGGCTTATGGCCCCCGGTCCGGCTCAAGATCGCCTTATGGCGGCTTTCGAGAGGGTTCAGATTGCTCAGACCATGGGAAAAACCGATGCTCAAATTATTCGGGCTTACAACCCTACGGGTACGACCATTGCTCAAGTTGGTGACGGGACTCTCTTCTCTGCTATTGTAGGAGGAATTGCTTACGGAATTTACGCACTCAACGAAGAGAGTGATGAAAGTGACAGCCGTTCCACGGTCACTTCCACTGATTCTCAGGACAGGCACGATGCGAATACTTCCACGCTCGGTCCTGTAACTGCTGGGGACAACTCTCCAGTAAATATCAATGTGAATGTCAGTAACGTTTCCGAATAACGAAAGGTACGAACATGCGCGCTCCTGTTTCTGTTACGCTCGCCGACACCAGCACCCAGATTTTTGCGGTGAACCAGTTTCGTACTGGCTTTTACCTCAAGAATATGGGGGCTGAGACTGTTTACATTTCCATCGGAGAGCCCGCCGAAGCCAGTAAGGGAATCCCCCTTGCCAGCTTTGAGGGTATTCAGTTCCATCTGAAGACCACTCAGGCGATCTTCGGAATCGTCGCTTCTGGCGGCACTGGCACTGTTATGGGGCAGGATATCTCTAGTGGGCTATGAGAATCCTTCTCTTTTGCCTTCTTCTCTGCTCTGGGTGTGTCGTCATTCCCTTGAGTGACGATCTCGAACACGCCAACAAACCTCCGATCTCCAAAGACCCGACGCAGACAGTTTCAAGGTGCATAAATGATTGTCCATGAGAAAGACCTTGTAAAGTTCCAAGGCTGCAAAGCCTTCCCTCACAGGATGGTATTTTCAACGCCATTGTCTACTGGGGTCTTCGAAGAAATCTCTTTTTGGGAGGACTTCGAGAACTTCGTAGCTAGCCAAGGGCTAACTGGAACTTGTGAGTCCCAATCTGCATACGAGATTCTCGAATCTCTTCTCAGAAGTATTCTGGATATCAATCTGTTTTCTCCTGATATTCAGTTGAATCCTTATCCGACCCATAAGGACGCTTTCGAAAATGAGTTCCCTAGCGAGAGATACTCCCCGGAGAATGGCCTTCCTCTTGGTGCCTCTTTTCGTTCAATGATTCGGAATGAGATTCTCCCGCCTGATACGGAGCTTGTCTTCCTTCCTAGGAATGTTACAGCTTTGGTTGAAAGCTTGAAAGTGACCCCTCTTCAAGTGGGCTTTTCTGTTCACGATGGTTGGACGAGTGATCGAATCACCATCAACGGAGAGATTCTTTCCCCGTTGCGTATCCCTCCGGCAAATGGTCATGCTGTGAAGCTCCCGCGTACTACTTCAGGGATCGCTGGTGAGCCCATGATTGTTATCAAGAACACATGGGGTATCGATTGGGGCTTTAGAGGGTTCGCCCAGATGAACCTTCCTCTGTTCTTTTCGTCTCTGATTGCCCCTGTTTTGATGCTTCGCATCAAGTCTCCGCGATGGTTTCTCACGAACAGGAAGTTCGAGAAACTGTTCATTACGTCGGAGCAATTCCGGCAGATTACTTCGAGACTCTCCGCTGGCGATCTTTCTGATCTAGCTGCTTAGTTAGACCTTTCTTTTCGCCAGTTTCCTTGCTATACTCTCAGCATACGGAGGACTTATGCCTGCATCAATTGAGCCTTTTATTAGGCGTTTCGAATCCTTGTATCGGGAGAAGTTTGGAAACCCTCCACTCTACAACGCAACTAAGCTTCGCGTGATTGTCCGCAGGACTCTCCATTGGTGTGATGAAGGGAAGATCGATGCGATGGAGTTGCTTTCTTTCCTGTTCGACAACTGGCCCCGATTGAGCAGGGAGATGGGTTTTGTAGGGACGCCCTCCCTATCGATTCTTGGCTCCGCATTGTGCTTCCAAAGACTTCGAGACTTCATGCGGGATGGTTTTTCTACGGGTGTGAAGGACAGATTCACGCCTTCTAGCGACAAGGAGGCCGGGTGGTGAATCCCGATTACCTCAACAGGATGCGGCTCCCGAAGAGGCTGTGGGGAACCACGATTGGTGTAGTGCAAAATCCTCAGAGAAAGTATCTGGAAAAGTTCATCGCAAACATGGACGCCTTTCTGAAGAGAGGGGTCGGGCTTTTACTTTGGGGAGATTATGGTAGAGGGAAAAGTTCCGCCGGAGCAGTTCTCCTGCAATCGATTGCAGATAGAGGACGTACCGGTCTCTTCGTGTACGCAGACGACATCACTGGATACGTCATTAATAAGACAGCGTTCGATGCCGATATGACCATGATCGAGCGTATGATGACTGTTGACCTCCTTGTTATTGACGACTTCACGATAGCTAAGAAGGACTCGTTTGCGGATTCGAAGTTCGAAATGATCTTCCGGCGAAGAACGTCTGAGATGAAAAGCACGATTATCACGACGAATCTGTCGCCAACTTTCATCAAGGAGAACTTCCCTGCCCTCTTTGCTGTGATGATCGAAGTACTTTTCCCTGTCCGATTCGACGGGATGAATTTGCGCGAAAGCTCTAGGGATGGCATTTCTGGGGAGTTTGAAAATGGCTGACGGCTTGGACTCATTGTTGTTGGCACTCTGCGTTAGGGATGACTCTTTTGGGAAGCTCCCGCCTATGGGGTTCTTCCCTGAAATGCTTGTCTCACCAGAGGGGCGCGAAGCCTTCGAGTATTGCCTTCTCCTGAAGTCTAAGGGAGAAAAGCCATCGATCCTCGAACTGGAATCTCGTTTTTCAGTCTCACCTAAGATTCCTGATGGAGCTACTCTCGAAGGAGTCTTTCGATCTATCAAAGATCGCTCCCTAACAAGAGAGATCAAGTTAAGCATCAACGACTCCATCAAGTTGATCGCTTCAGGAAACCCTACGGCAGCATTGGATAGGCTCGTCCTCAATGCCAAGCTTCGTGGGAAATACTCTACGCGGGCCTCCGATGTCCTTTCGTATCGGCTCTCCTTCACGGAGAGACTTCTCTACTACATGACCGTTAAGGATAGCGGGGGCTTCCTTGGGGCAGTAACTAGATGGCCGACTTTCAATAGAGAGACCAGAGGTATCATCAACGGATACTTCTACGTATTCGCTGGCTTCACTTCTGTTGGTAAGTCATGGATGCTCATGCTTCTCTGCGAAGACCTTCTGAGCCAGAAACGAAGACCCCTAGTAGTCTCGACAGAAATGGAGCCTAAGAGGCTTCAGATGCGGTTAGACTGTTTGAGATACAAGCTACCTTACGTCGATCTTCGAGATGGTTGCCTCACTCCTGAGATGGAGGAAAAGTGGATTCGGGCAATGTACGAAGAATCTCTCATGGATGTTTCTGATGCCATCTTTGTGGGGAAGAAAGAAGTCAAAACGGTCCAAGACATTTCCCTCATGGCAAAGGACTTGGGAGTAACCGATGTCCTTGTGGACGGCGGCTATAGGCTGGCTTCTTCGAGAGAGTGGGGAGATCAGAGCAAGCTAGTTCAGGATTTCCAAGTCTGCGCGGAGGACTCCAACATTCCTTGGGTTGCTACAGTGCAGTTGGGGGATTCCAGCGAGACAGGGAAAGGATTGGATTCCAAGTTAGTCAATCGATGGAATGTTCGCTACGCAAAGGAATGGATCATTGATCCTGATGTTGTTGTAGGTCTCTCTCAGCCTCCCGATCTTTCTCTTATCAACAGGATGCATTGGTCAATGCTCAAAGTGCGCGATGGTTCTGGAAAGCCTCGGGAGTTCGACATCAACTGGAACAAGGATACCGGAGACTACTCGGAAGTTGACCCCTCCGTGGATATTGCGAAATCTGAAGTCTCTCTTGACGATCTTGCTGCTGTTTCGATCTAGTTTAAGCTTGCTTTCATATGTTAATCTGATAGACTCATACCATGACGCGGGACTCTATCCTCAACTTCCTTTACCGGACTGACGTTACGATCTTTGCGGAAACGTCGGATTTTATTCGTTGCACTTGCCCCTTCAGGGAGCATACCCACCACAAAGGTTGGCTCTCTTCTGGTAAGGGGTGCTTCTCTATCTCTAAGGATACAGGCTTTGGGTCTTGCTGGGTATGTGGGGAGAGGGGGAACTTCCATGAAGTCTTCACGTTCTACGCGATACTTCACGGTAAGAAATCTCTTTACGAAGACCTGCTGAAAGACCTTCTTACAGTTGAGGAAGGCACTCAGGATATCGAAAATGCGTGCAAGGCGGGAGAAGCTAAGTTTACGGTTAAGGTCGAGGCCCTAGCGGCAGAGCTAGCCCCAATGGAGATTTGGTTCTCTGGCCTTTGTATGCAGCCGCCGGGAATGACCTATCTTTCCAAGAGGCAAGTTCCTGAAGAAGCTGTTGAAATCTTCGACCTAAAGTACGATCCAGTACAGAGAAGGCTTCTCTTCCCCATGTACGGCTTCGATTCCCCGAAGCTATTCCTCGGAGTTCAAGGAAGATCAATTCTGGACGAAGAACCGAAAGTCCGACATTATGACGGTAGCTTGGCTTCGCGGACTTTTGTGTACGACAAGACTTTCCAGATGGCGAAGATTCATCGGGTTCTTCTTGTTGAGGGGCCTTTCGATCTTCTTCGTATCTACTTCTTCTTGAAGGAAGAGGGCCTCCTTGGTGAGTTCTTTCCTTTGGCGATCAGCGGGAATAAGGTAAAGGAACACCAACTGCCTCTTCTGAGTGCTTTTTCAAGGCCGGTTTTTCTGATGCTCGACAACGATCCTGCTGGAAGAAAGGGAGAAGAGTTCGCAATGAGAGATTTACGGAAGGGTGTGCCTTTCGTATTTAGTTTGGACTACAGCACGAAAGACCCCGGAGAGATAAGCAAAGGTGAATTGCTGAAATCTCTGGAAATGTTCACATGAGGTCACATTATGGGCTGGATGGATACAGTTGAAGTTGGTACGGATATCAAGATGGACGAAGCCGCTTTCGTCCGCGATCCGACCCGAAACATCCGTTTCTGGATGCCGAAGGGCTCTGAGAAGACGGTGGTTTTCCTGTCCCCCGACGCTGAGTTGGCGTATTGGGAACACGCGATGAAGATTGGCGACGATTTCCGCAACTATGCGACGTGTTTGACGCATTTGCGGCTCGATTGCCCTCTGTGCGCTCTGGAAGGAAAAGTCCAGAAGTACAAGGCGATTCCCTTCTCGCTTATCGACCGTTCGGAGTTCACGCTCAAGAGCGGGGATAAGAAGGGCACCGTGGTCAAGGATTCCAAGCGGCTCTACGTCATCAAGGCCGGGGCTTGGGAGAAACTGGCGCGGCGTGTTGCCAAGCTGAAGGAAGATGGGAAGTCTCTGTTCCTTGCGGAGTTCCGAATCTTCCGTTCGAAGGCGGACAAGTCGCCTTCTACTGGCGATGACTTCGAGTACATTCGCCATGTTCCGGAGACGGATTTCGAGGATGTTAAGGTGTATCCTTACGCCGACATTCTCGCACCGAATCCCGAATTGGTGCTGAAGTACATCAGCAAGATGAAGTCTCTTGCGGCGATGGCCGCGACTTCTGGGCCGGTCGCTGGTAAGGAAGACGACGATCTCCCCTTCTAATGGCTACCGTCTCTGAAATCCTAACAGGACGTTCAGAGGTCTCCTTCGACATAGAGACCAACGGCGTTGATTACTGGCTTCCAGATTTCAAAGTCGTTGGTATCTCTATGTCGAATGGAGACGCCACAGAGTATTGGACAACCAATCTCCATGATGTTATCACGCCTATTTGGGCTTTCCCCGGTTTGATTATAGGCCATAACATTAAGTTTGATCTTCAGTGCAGCAAGAAGTTTTTCGGGCTCGAAGGGTATCCATTGCAACCTACCGATACGATGATTGCAATGAACCTGTTGGACGAGAATATCTCACCCCATGATCTCGGTCTGAAGAGGCTTGCCAAATCTGTTCTAGGCCACGAAATGATCGAGTATGATGAGGCTATTGTCCATGGTGTTGACTCCGTATTCTTTCGCGAGTACGCGAAGGACGATGCGCGGCAAACTTTCGCTTTGTGGCAAGTCCTGAAGCCTCGACTTGAGGCAGAGAATCTGATGAAGTTGCTTCTCCGGATTCTCTCACCAATGACGAAGACCGTAGCAGACATGGAACTCTATGGGTTCCGCTGGGATGCTTCAGTAGCTATCGATCTTGCTAGGGCTTACGCGGAGAAGAGAGCGGAGTTAGAGGAAGAGATTTTCAAGGAGCTAGGGCCGAAAGGGCTCATCCCCGGTAAGAAGGGGGACTTGGTAAAGATCAACTTGAAGTCTGGGGATCAACTGGCGACTCTTCTTTTCGAGACGTTGAAGATTCCCGCTGATGGCGTGGAAATGACAAAGAGCAAGAAGAGGCTCAGTGTTGACACAAAAACCATCGATGTTCTGGCCCCACGATTTCCCATTTGCCGGAAGATTTCCGACATGAACCATGCAGCGGATATGCTCTCAAAGTATATCCTCAAGATTTCCAAATTTGCGCTCACTGATCCTGATAGTAGAACCCACGCCTCGACTTGGCTTGTCTCTGCTACTGGAAGAACTCGTCAAACCGATCCTCCGAATCAGACGATACCCAATGAGACGCGTTTCTACGTAAAGACTCCGGAAGGAAAGAAGGTCTTTGACCGCTGGGTAATCCGAAAAGGATTCAGGGTAGAGCCCGGTCGGAAGCTAATGAAGTTTGACGTTTCTCAATTCCAGCTTCGATTGTGCGCCCATATCTCATCTGATCCGATGATGCTGAAGGCGTATAGGACATGGCGATGCACAGCTTGCAACATGACAGGTGAGTCGAATATCCTTCTTCTCGCATGTCCTCATTGTGGGGTTGCTGCAAATGAGAAGGCTCTGAAAGACCCGACCTTCAAAGGGTTCTGGCATGGCCTAGACCTCCATCAGATGACCATGGATACAGTGAACAACTTCCTTGGTGTTCCTGTTCTTGATTCCAGACAAGATGGTAAGACTTGCAACTTTGCGCTGATCTTCAAAGCCACGGCGTACAAGATGCACTTCGAATACCCTAAGTACTCTGTCAAGCAGTGGCAGAACATCATTGATGGCTTCTTTGCTACATATCGTGGAGTTGATATGTATCATCGAAACATCGAAGCTGTTTTGAAATCGAAAGGCGAAGTTAAAGATATCTTCGGACGGAGGCGAAGGATTCGTCCTCAAGATATGGCTATGAGTTTCAAGCATGCGCTGAACCAAGCGATCAACTTCCCGGTGCAGTCTTCCGAAGTAGGGTACATGGAACTCGCTTGCCCCGAGGTAGAGCGAAGGCTCAGGGAAGCCGGAATGTGGGCAGACGGAAGGTATTTCAATAAACATGGCTGCGGGATTGTTCAGTTTATGCATGATGAGTTTGATATCGACGCTCCAGAGTCCATCGTAGATACTGTGAGGGATATCGGATTAGATGTCCTCAGAACGCGAGTTACATTACGCGTTCCAATCGATGCAGAATGCAAGGTAAAGGATGCGTGGGCATGAAAGCGAAAATCTCTATTTCTGTCGATAAAGAGTTGCTAGACCAGATCCGTCTTGCTAGACTATCTGATGTCTCGCGCAAGCATGTGAATCTCTCTGAGAGGTTGGAGTTCCTTATCCGTATCGGTCTTCAAGCCGAAAAGATTCTGGAAGGCGAAAAATGAGAATGTTCCAAAAGTGCTTCTGCGTACACCGACCCTCGAAGAGGCATTTCTTTATGCACGAAAGTATCAGTCCTATGGGCGGCTGGTCTTCCCCTGAAGAATTTGTGGAGCATTACACCAAGAGACCTCAATTCAGAAAGTACCGGAATGGTGTTCTGGAAGTTTCCCACGAAATCCCCATGGCCGGATTGATTGTTTCCCAGTACACGATTGTGTGGTTTGAATGATCCAAATCCAAACCATAGGGAGGCTTGCTTGGTTCAAGAGAGGGTCTGCCCCTTCTTCGGAACTGAAGAGGCTTCTTCTCAAGCTGTCTCTGCACGTTGAGGACGAAGTTTCAAAGGAAGTTCGGGAAGTCAAACTGTTCGAAGAACATGGCGATCTCGTCGGAATCCCTCGACAGATGGCGGCTCTCGACAAGTTGCAATTTGACTGTTCATCTGCAATCGATTGCACGGAAATACCGTCTGCACCAGATTTTCCTGACTTCCAAGGAACTCTTCGACAAGCCCAATACGACATCGTTCTGGACTTCTTGGGAAAACTCGCCAAGAAAAAGTACGGAGGAATCCTCACCGTCAACTGCGGCGGTGGGAAGACAACGATGGCTTTGTATCTTGCCTCCCTACTAAAGCTGCGTACTTTAGTACTTCTCCATAAATCCGACCTCATGGATCAGTGGGCAGGAAAGACTCATGCCGAGACTGACGGCAAAGGCCATGGTATCCGGCAGTTTCTCGGTCTCAAGAAAGACCAAGTGGGTTGGGTTAGACAGGACACCCAGCGTTGGAGAGACTATCCTATCACTCTCGCGCTATATCAGACTGTCATCGCTAGAAGGGAGGAACTTGGGACGGACTTCTTCAAGCATTTTGGGCTGATTATCGTAGACGAAGCACATCATGTGCCTTGCAACACTTTAGAGCAGACAATCAAGAAGTTTTCTGCTACACTTCGAATTGGATTAACAGCTACACCCAAGCGGCGCGATGGGTTGGAGCAAGTGTTATTCTGGCATGTCGGGCCGATCCTTACCCAGATGAAAACGCACACGTTGACAGGGGACTACTACGCTGTGCGATGGAAAAACGACAACTTGAAGAAGTTTGGAGGGAATGTTGCGGGGGCTATCTCCCTTATCGCTTCTGACACCAAGAGGTCTATGTTCATTCACTCCAAGGTCATTGGGGCGATTGATTCCGGTAGAAAAGTTATTGTAATGACGGATCGCATCGAGCAAGTAGACTTCCTCTACGATGCTGTTCGGAATACGCTACTTTCTCGGGGAGGGATGGCTTCTGTTGGGAAGTACATCGGGGGAATGACAAGCCCTCAGTTGGATGAATCGAAGAAGTGTAAGGCTATCATCGGAACCTTCCATCTGTTCTCAGAAGGCAGCGATGTTCCGGATGCCGACACGCTTATTCTGGCGACCCCAAGAGGGGAAGTGACTCAAATGGTAGGGAGGATTCAGAGGGTGCATAGCGATAAGATGCCGCTTGTTATCCTCGACATTCTGGATGTTCCGAATAGTTTGTTGTTGGGAATGTGGAAGAAACGAGTTAGAACCATCAAGGGACTTGGTTTTAACATCAAATGAGGGTACTACCATGGCTGATGCAAAAGTTGATTTTGAATCGATGATGCGAAACCTTCAGAAGAGGGTTGAAGAGGAACGCGCCCGTCGATCCCCGGCTGCTGCTCCTGTTGCTGCTACTGCTGCGGCAAGTCCTGCTCCCGTTGCTGACGCCAAGGCACCGGAAGCGGCTCCGGCCAAGGCCGAACCCGCTGCGCCTGTGGCGGAAGCACCAGCCCCCGCCCCGAAGGCGGAAACGCCGCCGCCCGCGCCTGTTGCGCCTCCCGCAAAGCCCGCAGCGGAAAAGATCACGATTCCGACGGTGAGCATTCCTGTGAAGACCGTGGAAGCTCCCAAGGCTCCTGCAAAGGCCCCTGAGCCTGTTGCCGAAAAGCCCGTAGAGAAGCCCGTAGAGAAGACGGTGGAAATCCCGGCCCCTGCGCCTGTTGCTCCTTCTGATTCTTCTGTTCTGCGAGTGGAAGTTCCGCCAACGGAAAGGCCCTTTGCCAAATCCGTAGTTGAGGCGGCTTCGCGGGCGGCGATGGAAGCAATGCAGCGTGAACTTCTCAAGAGGGGACTGATTCTTGTTCGCAAGACTTTCTCCAAGGGGAAGATTCTCCTTTCTGAGGGTGACGAAGTGGAGTTTATCGAGACTCCGGCTTTCATCGGCCCTGCTGCGAATGTGAGTATCGACATGGGGCAGACCATCAACCAAGGCGATTACAACTCCGCAAAGGTTTCGGTGTTTGTCTCCGTTCCTTGCCACATCAGCGAGATTGATGAGGCTTTCCAATACGTCCGAGGGAAGGCTGCGGAATTCCTCAATCGCGAAGTTGCAGGGATTCGGTCTGATACCCTGTAAGAAAACAGACGTTGGGATTAAGTTTCAAGGATTCACCTTCATTTAGTGGCAAGACCCGGCGACGGCGGGGAACACTGGTTCGATTCCAGTAGGTGAATCCTGTAAGAAAACAAGCGTGGGAATTAAGTTTCCCCTCGGAGTAATCTAAATGAGTGAGCGATCAGACAAGCTTATGGCGTTCTTGGGTAAGTCGAAGAAGGCGTGGGGTGAGGGCAAGATTGAGATTGTGAACGACGCCAAGGCGATCCATGTTCATCGTTTTTCGTCTGGTGTTTTCAGCCTCGACCTCGCGCTAGGTGGTGGCTTCCCTTGGGGACGATTTGTGCTTGTTCATGGTCCTGAAGCGGCGGGGAAAACGTCTCTTTGCACTATGGCCTGTGCGTCTATCGCAAGGCTCTCTGCCGAAACTCGTTTGCCTATCCCAGACGACTCGCCCCTTGAGCGGTGCCGTGCCCTCTACGTTGACCAAGAATCCGTATTCAATTCCGACTGGGGAAAGTGTCTTGGCTTCGATCCCGCCCATCACTGTTTGGCGAGACCGGAGACTGGTGAGGAAGCGATTGACATAATCACCGCAGCACTTGCGGCGAATGTCTTTGATGCCATTGTTCTCGATTCTATCGCAGCTTGTACTCCTTCGAAGGAACTCGAAGGTGCGGCTGGGGATGCCGCTGTTGGCGTCCAAGCCCGGTTGATGAATCAGGCTTTCAGAAAGTGGCAACCGGAACTCACGAAGCTCGGAGATCGTGCCCCTGTCTTCTTCCTTACGAATCAGAATCGTGAGAAGATTGGAGTCCTTTACGGAAGCCCTCTCACTCTTCCCGGTGGGAAAGCCCAGATGTTCTATCCCTCTATTCGTATTGCAATGAGCCCTAGCAAGACGGTTGAGGACGATAACAAGCTCTTGGCTATCTCTCATTGCAGCGGTTCGGTGAAGAAGAACAAGACGTATTGCCAAGGGCTTGACTTCGAGTTCGACCTCGCAATGCGCGATTCTGGTTTCCTCACCAAGGGCCAAGTGAACAACGCTTATCCCGCTTTCCGCCATGGAAAGTCTCTTGGGCTTATCGGGCATGAGTTTGCCACGGGGAGGATGATCGAAGATGTTGTCGCCACGGCTGCGAAGAAAAACATCGTCAAGGCTGGTGGTGGCGATCCTTCTTCTGTTACGCCTGTCCTCAAATCTGAAGTCGTTACCACAAGGACTGATGATGAGATGATCGAGTTCTTGCATCGGCAGCCGTATGCCTTGAAGCATCTCATCAAGCAGATTTTCGAGAGGTCTTTCACTTGAGCAGACCGTATGTAAGATACGACCCTTTTGCGGAGCGATCTGTCAAAGACAAAGCGAACGAGACAGAGAAGCGTCTTGCCAAGAAGGTCGGAGGGAGGCGGCAACCAATGTCCGGAGCCCTATCGGGGTTCAAGGGAGACATTGTTGCTGGAAATCTCCTGATTGAGTCGAAGGAAACAGGAGGGGAGTCCTTCTACTTGAAGAGGACGGAGTTGCGGAAGATTGTCGGAGAAGCGAATGCCGCAGGTAAGATTCCTGCGATGATTGTTACCTTCCATCTTCCCTCGGAAGGTTTCCCAAAAGAATGGCTTGTAGTCCCTTTGAATGAGGTTCTGGATGAAAGACGATGATCTTCTCGCGCCGGATTCTGTCGCCACGATGCTGGTAGATAAGTTTGCTGCGGACCACAAGACTGATGAAGAGGCAGATGCCGTTTCTGCCGTCATCAAGAAATGTGCCGGAACAGCTATCGAAGAGTTTCGGAAAGATGAAGTAATCCGGGCCTCGGGATTGTGGAGGATTTGCGCTAGGGAGTTTGTTCTTCGGAACTCCCTTCCTTTGCCCGATTCAAGATATGTTCCCAACAATATGTCCATGCAACTTCGCATGAATGTTGGCAGCTACCTTCATGCGTTTTTCCAGAACGAAGTCTTCGGCCCAGCGGGAATTCTCTATGGTTCTTGGATTCCTTGGGTGTTGCGAAACGACATCGAGTTGAATAAAGGAGAGATCGTAGAGGGCTTTTACCCCTCTGATGGGAAATGGTTCTTTATTGAGGAAGAACTGTACGATCCCATCACAAAGGTCAGGGGTCATTCGGATGGGATGATTTCTGTTTCCCGATGCCTTGCCGCAATCAAGGGAGAGACAGTTCTGCGTGTACTCGCGCCTGACGAGAAGCTAGACCTCTGGGAGTTGAAGACCACTGATGATAGTATTCTGCGGAAGATTAAGGATCAGGGTCTTGAGGCTATTGATGATAGCTACAAGTGCCAAGCTACTTGGTATCAGAGGATGAAAGGTGTTGATCGAACCCTCTTCGTCTATATCGACCGCAAGTACTTTGGTATCCAAGTGCTTATCTACAAGGGAGAACAGAGGTTCATCGATCTTGGTCTTGAAAAAGCGGCCTCAATCTGGCATGGTATCGAGAAGAAGGTGCTTCCGGCTAGGTGTGCCGATTGCCCCTTCGACGGAGCGAAACGCGCAAAGGCTTGTATGTATAAGACCATCTGTTTCACCGAAGGGATTGATGAGGTCTTCGCTTCGCTATGATCCCTCGTATCTGGGTTCCTTATGAGTGGGAAGCCTCTATCCCCATTCTTCCTATTCCGAAGCAATCGGTTAAGGGAGGGGGAATGTCTTTCTACACTCCACCCAAAGAAAGGGAATACGTAGCGGCCTTGACGGCTGAGTTTCAGAAAATCAAACCAGCTTTTGCGTTTGACGGGCCGTTGATCTTAGTCTTCTGTTTCGAGTTCCCTATGACGCAAGGGGACATGAAGAAGTATGAAAAGGGAAAGCTGAAAGCGGTCGAACCGAAGACCACGAACCCGGATGTTGACAACTTAGAGAAACCTGTGCAAGATGCTCTGCAAAAAGCTGGAGTGATTGTGAATGATTCCAGAATATCGTGCAAGCTTTCCTTCAAGTACGTCGTTCCTTATTCTGAGGGTTTCGTGAACGTAGGGCTGGCAAGGTTTGCTTGGATGTAAATGAGCCGTCTGGAAACAGTCCGGATTCAGATGTTGGAAACCTCAGAAATCAGTTTTTCCGGAAAATCCATTCTTTACTTCATCAAGTTTGCAGGCTATATTGGAGCCACGGAAAGATTCCAATCTGCACACGATTGCAGATAGGCTAGTTTGAAAACCTTATGAGGGCTGTATGAGCGAACCGAACACGAACCTATCCACAGTGATCTCTCTTCCGTCTTTGATTGATCCCACCGCATTGTCTGCGGATCGACCCTCTGCGGTTCGCGAGGGAGTCCAGAAGCTTATCGAAGTTGGTGGGCGAGTCGAGATTCTCGCGGGTGAGTTGCTTCTTGAGATTCAGGAGAAGGACTACTGGAAGGGTTTCACCTTCACGAACAAGGACGGGACTGAAGGTAAGTTCACGACCTTCGATGATTACCTCGACCAAGAGTGCGCTTCTTTCGGCCAGCGTAAGGCTTACTACCTGATCGCGATCTACAAGAAGTTCGTGCGCGAACTCAAGATTCCTATCGAGATGCTTCGCGATCTTTCGTGGAGCAAGGCGAAGGAAATCGTCCCGATCATCAGTGAGTCCAACTGGAAGGACTTGCTGGCTGTTCTTCCGAAGATCACGGTCAAGGAAGTGCAGAACATGGTCGCTGTCATCACCGGGAAGACAACGATGTCGGAGACGCCGAAGCTGGCGGATACCTCTGCGAAGTCTGTTGTTGCCGAGACTCCCGCCGCAATGCCCACGGCTGTCGGCGAGACGGAATCTGGCGACATGGTGACTCTGAGCTTCACGCTGTTCAAGCCGCAAGCGGAGAACCTCAAGGACGCTCTGAAGGTTGCCGGATTCGAGAGTGCTTCCGATAAGCCGGGGCATCTGTTGGACATGATCGCGACGGACTTCCTTGCCTCCCGGAGTGCTGAGACAGGTGATCGAGTCTTCGCTATCTGCCATCGTCTTGAGCGGCATATTGCCAGTCTGGAACGATCTTTCGGAGTGAAACTGGAAGTGGTCGGAGTTACAACCCTCGACAAGGGAGAAGGAAGTGAAGCCACCGCCGAGCCTGTTCCCGCCCCCGCCGAGCCTGTCCCTGCACCCGCAGAGGCTCCTGTCGAGCCTCCCCCTGCTTGATGCTTTTGTCTTCACAGAAGGGAAGGTAGAGCATTTTGACGGTGCTACAGGACTGCGAAGCGAGTACAGATTGACGCCGGGAGGGTGTTCATGTCCCGGATTCAAGTACCGCGGAGTCTGTAAGCACCTGAAAATGCTTAACTTTGCGTTCAATGGAGATGTGTTCTTCATCAAAGATGTTGCTGAGATTCTTCCGGAACTTCCGAAGGTTTTTGTGAGACTCGATCTTGTGCGGCTCAAGTGCAAGATGGAGAATCTCCTAGAGGTTTACGTGTATCTGTTCAAGGGAAAGAAGCTAGTAGTCTACATGGAGCAAGAATGAAGATTGCCGCATACATCAAAGTAATCGACGCATCTAAAGTAGAGATGTTTTGGGTCTCCAAATCTGGATTCCCTGCGTTTGATGCGAAGACAACTACGTTCTTCTCGAAGGCTTGTACGTGTGTTACCTACCGAGTAGCCAAGAAATGCCCGCATGGTGATGCTCTACTGAGGCATGTCAATGCGGGAGGCTGGAAGAGTCTCTTTGTCTCCGGCACCACAGGTGGGGAGACGATCCCTTTGATCCCCGGTCAGTTGGGAATCATCGGAAACAGTGCAGACGGCTCTGAAGTTGGTGGGCTTCTTCCCCCTTATGATTGCCCTAAGATCGAAACTCTTCACGGTATTCTTGAGGAAGAGAAGCCTGTCGAGTTCTCTCTTGCTTCTGATGTTCCTTGGCAAGTTCTAGTGCGGAGTCTTGAGCGCACTTTTGCTGGTGTGCCGATGCCTGTTGAGCCTATCAAAACTGAGCCCGGTCCTGGGCCTTTTTATGAGGCCCCGCTGTCTTCATCGGCAGTTGCACCACCTTCCAGAAGCCTTACTCACCCCATCCCCGAAGATTTCGTTGTCGGAGAGGATGTCTGGGAAACGCTCATTGCTTGCGTGAAGGGCGGCGACAACGCGATTCTGTTTGGCCCTACGGGATCAGGCAAATCGAGCCTTGTTTACAAGATCGGGGCAGCTACGGGAGTGCCTGTTTCTGCTTTCAACTTCGGAGCGATGACGGAACCTCGTATCAGCCTGATTGGGGCAACGCATTTTAACAAGGAATCTGGTACGCTGTTTAAGGAATCGAGATTCGTTCGAGCCATTCGATCCGAGACTCCGCATATTGTGCTTCTCGACGAGATCACTCGTGCCGGACGCGATGCGTTCAACATCATTCTTCCACTGTCTGACGATCAACGATATGTCGCTCTTGATGAGAGTGAGGAAGCATCAATCGTCTCACGAAATAAGGGAGTGTCTTTCATCGCAACCGCCAATGTTGGCTTTGAGTACACCGGCACTGAGGCGATGGACATTGCGTTGAAGAATCGCTTCCATTACAAAGTCCACTTGGATTATCCGTCCGACACGCAAGAGTTCGCGCTTATCATGCAACGCTTCTCCGGAGCAGATAAGAAGTTCGTGAAGAAGATTGTGAATATCGCATCTGAGCAGCGTTCTCTCACCAAGCAGGGAATGTTCAGCGAGGCAATCTCCACACGAATGTTGCTCGACGCGGCCAAGGCGGCTCTTTGCGGATTGGACTTCAAGTGGGCAATGAAGTTCGTCATTCTTGGAAACTTCTCTTCCGATGGCGGCGGGGATAGCGAGCAAGCGAAGTTGGTTGCTCTGATTCAGAAGAAGGCTCCGGAGCTTGTATGAACTCAGTTTTGGCAAGAGAAGAAGAACTGTATCGCGATCTTGAAAGGGATGGCGAATCAGCTAGGGGTATTCGCGTGTTTGAAGACATGCGATTCTTTAGTCTGTTTCGTAATTCTGATCTTGAGGCGGCGGTAGAGCTTACAAGGCTCAATCGGTTCCTTGAGAATCTTCTGTTGATCCACGGACTGCGGAAACCTTTTGCTATTCGGTTCTCCGCTAATGTGACAACTGCTCAAGTGAACGCAATGGATGAGTCGCATACTATTGTTCTTGGAGCCTCGCCCTTTACGGCGAAGTCGTTAAAGTTGGATAAAGTCTACTCTGTTTACAGTGGGATGGCACTCCATGAGGCGGAACATCTCATTAGTTCTCAGGGCTTTTTCCGCTTCCTTCAACTATTCGCTGCCCGTGTTGGTGCCCTCCGACGAGCCTTAGCTGCAAACCCAAGCGGGCCTGTTAAGAAGTCTTTGATGCGGCTTCACTACCTCAAGACATTCTGTAACATTGTCGAGGACTGCCGCATTGAGAGGAAGATCATCGCCAAGTCTCCGGGATTCGCTCCGTATCTCTTGGACATGCGAAAGTTTGTGTATTCCTCAGAGTTCATGTCTGGGGAAATGCTCAAGCACTTCAAAGAACTTCCGGAAAGGGAAAAGTTCCTCGCAATCGCTACGGTTGCCCTGCGAGTCTCTACCAAAGTCCCCGCGATGCTACGAAAGTATGAGATTCATGGGTGGAATATCTATGATCTCATTCGTTCAATCGAATCGAAGCTGGACTCTTTCAAAGATGTCCTCAGAATCGCTAAGAAGTTGACGCATATCGCTATGCTTCTGTCGGAGCCTGAGTCCACTGAAGAAGAGAAGAAAGAAGCGTTGAAAGACGCTTCTGATGAGGGAGAGTCCGAAAGCAAATCTTCTGGTAAGGGAGATAGCCCCGACGAGTCGGGAGAGTCCGAAGAGGAATCGGAAGACAAGGGTAGTGCTTCTGAAGAGTCCGGCGAATCTGATAGTGATTCTGATAGTGACGGAGATTCTGAGGAAGGGGACACTGATGAGAAGTCTGAAGACTCTGGTAAGTCTGACGGAGCCGAAGAGGAAGACGAAGATTCCTCCGCTGAGTCCTCTGAGAGCAGTAGTTCCGAAGCTTCTGAGGGTAGTGGAAAGGACTCCGATGACTCTCCCGCAGACGATTCCGGAGATGGTGAGGACGGCGAGGCTGGTGAAGGCGGCGAGGATTCTGATTCTGGTGGCGACGACTCTGATTCTTCTGACGATTTCTTTAGTGATATTGACTCTATTGTAGAGGAAGAGAAACCGAGAAGGGAAGGGAAGACGGTCGCTGAGATCGAAGAGTCTGAACTCACGAAGAGATCAGTTGAAAAAGACTTGGAAGTTATCCTCCGAGAAGAGCCCAAGGCAGATTTCACTGTGGGTGAGGGAGTAGGGGCAGACACGAAAGAACGGCGTATTAGGGATGCAACGAAAGCTTTGTTGGATAAGAAACCCCCTGAAACGATGATGGAAGCTGTTGATCGTGCATCGAATCCCTCAGAGGCAGTTTTCGATCCCCGAGTCGCGGCAAAGTATATTGAGCTTGCCGAAGACAAGTTCACGGTTGCGAAAATCGATGATGGTATGCTAGTTGGGCGATCCTTCGCATTTGTTGAGCCAAGGATTACTGAGGACGAAGTGGAAGTTTTCAATCACTTCAAGAGCATCGTCACTCCTTACGCGAAGTCCTTTAGGGAAATCTTCACCTTCCGTCTAGCCGAGAGGATGCACCGATTCTCCGACCTTCGAACTGGAAGGCTCCATCGTAAGAAGTTGGCTACGGCAATGACAACGGATCGAGTTTTCTATACAGAGGAACACATCAAGACTACCGGAGTTTCTCTCTGCGTTCTTCTTGATGAATCAGGCTCTATGGGTGAGAGAGAAGGTGAGCCTAGTAGCAATCCTTCTTCGTGGACTAAAGCAACAAAGGCTTTCAGTTTGGCGATGCTTGTCCAAGAGGCCCTAAAGCCTGTTCCAATGATGGATCTCCATGTTTACTCGCACGGATCTTTCGGTCCATCCAGCAAGGATTGCCTGATTAAGCACTTGTATGGTGGGGACTTGAAAGACCCGAAGAGGCTCGCTTGCTATCGCGGGTCGCATCAGAACTACGATCATGTGGCGATCCGAGAAACCTTCAAGAGGTTCAGAATAGCGGCTAAGTACGAGAAACAGATTTTCTTCTACCTCGCAGATGGTGAACCCTGCGGAGAGGGTTACTACGGATATCAGGCTATTCGGGCAACGAGAGCCGAAGTTGCTGCTATTGAGAAAGCCGGGGCGTTCCCGATATGTTTTGCCATCGAAGCATTCGACGTTAAGCAGATGTTCAAACACTATGTAGTTTTCAATGGTAACTTCTCTGAGTTTGTAGCTAAAGTAAGAGGCATTCTTACCGCACTGATTCTCGCGAAGGGTTGACATGAGCGAAACAGAAAATCTTGTGGACGCACTGGCAGAGGCGTGGATTGCTAGGAAGAAGGAAGTCGAAGAGGCTCAATCTAGGTTGGACGCCGTTGTTGCGGAGTGCGACAAGCTGGCTGGGACTCCTGAGAAGATCCGTGGCACCATGACCCTTGCCGGGGACAAGTTCAAGATCAAGGTCGAGCGGAGGCAGAACGTCACCTACGATGATGCGAAACTCGCGTCCTTCCTCAAGGACCATCCGGAGCTTGCCGGGATGTTCAAGGTCAAGCTTTCGGAGAGCGGAAGCAAGGTTTGGGAATACGTGGACGATGCCAGTGTGCCCCAACAGGTTAGGGAAGACCTGCGGGCCATCCGAACTGTAAAAACAGGAAAAACTGGCGTTTCTGTTGTTGCATAGCAGAAAAGATGTGCTAGAGTATGAGTATGAAGTTTGAGAAACATGCGAATGCGTGAGGTACGATATGGGCGACGAGAATACTGCTGGTGTGGTTGATGGTCCGGCTCCGGTCGAGACGGCGAAGAGGAATCGGGCCAAGAGTCGTGTGGCTATCCAGAAGATGCTGGATGCGGCTGCGGTTGCGGCTCTGGGTCTCCCGGAGGGGACGAAGCTGTGGCTTGAGCTTCCCGTGGAGGGCGAGCTTACGACCCCGAAGGCGATGTCTGCTCTGCGTCGGATCGAGAAGGCGCGTGGCGATGTCTTTCAGGTCATCGGCGTCAAGGCCGTGAAGCGGGCTGGCGTCAAGGAAGTGGTTTCGGTCCTCGAAGACGTGGGCTAACCACACGGTTCGGAGTACGGGGGGAGCTTACCACTCCCCCCGTACTTTTATCCCCTATGAACCTAGAGGAAAAAGCCACAAGTCTGGCAATCTTTGATGTGTCCGGGGGCATGACAAAAGAGTTTACAAAGGAGGATTTTGAACGCTTAGTCGCTCAGAAAAGGCAGTATTACCTGACGAAGTTGCAAGCAGGTTCCTTCTCTGAGGATTGGGCGGCAGCG